GAGGAAACAGCGCCGCCTGTTCGGGGGTGTTGTAGCCTACCTTACCGTTGCGAGTGTTGCGGTACTTTTGTTTCGTCATATCCGTTCCATTCTACAGTAGTTTGCGGTACAATCTGCTTGCTTTAGTGCGCTGGTTATGGTAGGCCGACAGGGGGTTCAACGTTTGCGGGGTTGGGTGCCATGTTTACAACGATTGAACCGTAGATTAGGTCAGCGAAACGTGTTGGCGTGTTGGCTGCTTCCCGTTCTGAAAAACTATCCCCGCCGTCAGTGATGAAGGCGCTGGAGTTGCTGTTCGCTCGCCAGTCCAGCATTAAATCCATGATATGTGCGGTTTGCTGTCGCGCCAAGTCTAGGGTTCCTGCATACGATCCGATGGTGATGGGCATACGGTGTGGCTGTAGGCGTTCACCGGCAAGTGTTCTGTCACTGCGTGTGCGCACTGGGGTCCCGTAGCGGAACACAACAAATGGTTTCACCGTGCTGTCCGTGAACTTCTCAATCTGGGTGTCGTCTGGCATTAGGGTATGCACGCGGCCACCGGCCACGTTCGCTTTCAGCCGGTCAAGGAAGAGCGTGCCCTCTGCGTAGCCGTCAAAGTTGCTCAAAAGTTTCTCCTAAGAATGTCGTTGACTTGCGCTTGGAACTCTTCGGAGGCGTTGATCCATGCTTTTTGGAGTGCGTGCATTGCTTCAAGACGTGAGGTGCCTTGTTCTTGGTACAGGTAGTATTTGAGCACTTCTTCGAGCCAGCCGAACTCTCCAACGATACGATCCCCGCTGCGCTGAACGTCTGATCCGACAGCGTCGTACATCGTTCCGATTTCGTAACGTCCGGAAACACCATCGCCAGCAGCCGCGCGAGCTTCACCAGTCCTAGTGACGGCTTCAAGGATGAACCGGCGCATATCGTTAGCGCCATCCTTTACTACGCCCTCAACGAGCTGTTCAAGTTCGTCACGGGTGGAGTCAACCCGCTTGATGATCCTTGCGCTAATAGAGAGTGGCCGCACAGTCCACGTCACACCGGATACCATTACGTTGCAGCCCCCAAAGTCTCAAGAGTACGCACAGCGGCATTGGAAGAGTTTGTGGATGCCTGAATGGTAAACGGAACGCCGACAAGGGAAAGATCACGCGGGTTAGACTTCACGATAACCTGAAAGCCTTTAGGTATGCTCGCCGGAGAGTCGGCCATTGCGATCTGGAACCTGTAGTTCCTGTACGCGGACGCATCATAAGTTGTTTGCTCCCAGCGCGGTGTACGAATGTGCTGTCCACGCGCCGCAATGCCAGCACCAATCACTGTAGGCGTTGACTCCCCGCCCGTGCCAGTAACCGGATCGTAAGCTGTCGTCGTGGAACTGTTGGGGTCAACAATGTCAATGACACACTTGAACTCTGTTGCGGCAGACTCGGCAATCTCATCCTCCCACGACGTTGCAATCAGTGGCAGACCCACTTACACCACCCCGTAGTTCCCGAAGTAATTGTACGGGGCAAACTCGGAATTGTCATAGTCTTGCGATCCACCAGTGAGTGCCCAGTAGTCGAACGCGGCGAGGTTGCTGTTGGCATCGGCAATCATCGAATCTGCAAGTAGGCGGAACTCACGCGCACGGTTCTCTGTCTGAATCTTCAGATCATCAGTGGTGATGTTCCGAGATTCCAGAATGAGGATGGCAGAAATGTTGCGGTAGGCGTAACCGGCCGCAAGCATAATGTCCCCAGCAGCCTGCTCTAGCAAAGTTTCTAGGGCAGCATCGGAGAAGTAACCGTAGTTCGCAAAGCCAGCCGTTACCGGGTCATACGGTACGCCTGTGGTGTCGTTTACGATGAGTCGTAGCTTGCCGACTTCTGTGGATACTGCAATGGGGCTTGCGCCGGGATTGCCCTCTGGGTAGACTGCCATAATCAACCATTCTACCGTGTTCGGTGGGTGGGTTTGGATTCTATGGAATGGAGCGAAATGGGCGACTACAGGTGATCGAAATGGGCGACTACGTTCGCATAGGCAATAGCATCTTGACGTGGAAAGTTATCGGAGTGCGACCAACACCGGGAACCGTAGTTCTCCAATCTGGGCAAACCGACAGGCGGAGGCTCGAATTTTTGGAAACACTTACACTGCACTCAAAAGGAGACAAATGATGATAGAGATAGAGGTTTCAGAACTTAATGTTTCAGACGTGGGGTGCCGGGTAATTGTTGTTCGGGACGGCAACGCGCTTGAGGGCTTATTGTCTGCAATCTGGGTGAACCGCTCAGATTTTGCAATCAAGGGAGAGAACAAGATATCCACGCGCATCACGGTAAAGACCGAAGGAAGCGTACTCGAAGTAAAGGACCTGCCACTGGATTACAGGCTGCAAGTGGAGCGAGGGGTTAACAAATGACAGACGCACCAAACGATTGGCGCTTAGACGCGGCATGCGCTGAATACGACCCAGATATGTGGTTCTCAGAGAACGGCGGCTGGACTGAAATAAACAAGCACGCCATAAGAATATGCGCAACATGTCCAGTCAAGAAAATATGCCTCAACAAAGCAATGGAAGACGAAGCAAGTAGTGATGTACTCTCAGTAAGCCACGGGATCTTCGGCGGACTCAGCGCAAAAGAACGCTCACGAATCAGACGAGAGAAGGAGCGAGAAGGGGTGGAATCTAAAGACTCAACACCCCTCCGCGCTATGGGTGCGACCGGAGGTTAGTCGCACCACCATTCTACAACACAAAAGCCCCACCGGATAACCGGAGGGGCTTTGTGTTTGCTAGGTGCTAGTTACGCAATACCACTACCATCAGATTCGATGATTCCAGCAGCCTCAAACAAGGTTGCCTGAACTACGTGACGAGCACGAGTCTCAACATCATCTTCACGGAACGAACCCTGACGTGCAGGAACTTCGCCACCGTTGAAGTAGAAGTGGCCGCTGTCCTTGATGGTAACCTCAGGAGCGCGGTGGCCCTCAAGGAATACTTCAAGGAATGCGGGGCGAGCGGTGCCCTGCGGGACGAGGAACCAGTAACCGTCTGTAGCGCCCGGTGTGGTGTATCCACCAACCTGATCCAAGGCCCAGAAGTTGACCGGCGAAACGTCACCATTGGCGGGGCTGATGTCATAAACATCGCCACCAGCAGTGCGCTGAACATTCTTGATACCAAGAAGCTGTGCAGCCTGATCGGAAAGTGCGCCACCAGTTACCAGTGCGAACGAGCGAGCGTTCACGCGACGGCCACCAACGGTAGCGGCACGCGAAAGCGTCTTAGCAGCAGCAAGCGACTCAAGAGTCAACGCAGTGTTGCCAGCAAGGTTCGTGAAGGCACCGTTGATCGCAGCGGTAGTTCCAACGAACTGCTTAGCAAGCGTGACATCTTCCTGCTCAGCAGCGTAACGAGCAAAAGCACTCGTTGAACGGCTGATCATGTCGAAGTCGCCAGTCTTGACCATGGTTTCCCACGATACGCGAAGACGAACACCACTCTTGCGGAGTTCAGCAGTGAGCTGTTCCGTAGTGAACTTCACTGCGGGGTACTCAGCGTACTCGGCTACACCGGGGAGTCCAGCGCCAACATAAGCGTCGCCATCGTTCGTCGGAGGAAGCTCTGACGTGTCGAAGTCGAAGTCACCGTAGTTGATGTCGCCCATGGTGCGTGCATTATACTGCTCAGCGATCTGATCCCAAACAGTTACCTGCTCAGCATACTTAGCAAGGAACTCGATGTTGACGGCAGGAGTAAGCAGTGCAGGAATGTCCGAGGTGGAGATTCCTTCACGAAGCTTGGTCTGCGCGGACATGTCGCCCTGCTTGGCACCAACATAAAGCTTGGATGCTTCAATCTGTCGCTTGTTGGCGGTTTCTTCGATACGCGCTACGGCGTTCTCGATGATTTGCTTACGGGTAGACATTAGATACCAACCTTTACATATGCTACGCCGCCAGTAGTGGTGGACTTGGGGAGGTACACGGTTCCAATGGGTGTGTTGCCGGTTGGGAGGACACTCAGTGTTCCCTTTACGCCTTTCCCGGCGACCGGGGTTGAGGCGGCATAGATTGTAACATACGGGGTCGCGAGAGCGGCACCGTAAGGAATTGCCCAAACACCCTTTTCGGTGCGAACCGTTGCTTGGTACGTTCCATCTTCACGCAGTGTAGCGTCAGTTTCAGCAATACCAACTAGTCCCGAAGCGAAAAGGACAAGGTCGCCCGACACAATAGTCGATTCAACAACATACGAGAGGCTATCTGCATCCCGGTAAATCTCGTTCGTAGCCATTATGCTCCTGCCTTAGCGAATCCGAGCGAAGCTGACATGGAATAATCCTTGTCGGCGTTCTCCTGAACAATGCGACCGTGAGCCTCTTCAGCCTTGTTCTCTTTGAACTTGGCTTCATACTCGTCAGCGATCTTCTTTTCCGATGCGATTGCATCTTCGACCTTCAGGCCACTCTTTACCGACTCGAAAATACGAGCGCGCGCACTGGCAGTGAGGCTTGATTCTTTCACTACAGTCTCAGCGACAGCAGCGAAGTCAACCTCACCCTCGGCGGGTGCGGAGGGCTTCAGGGCTTCAACGAGAGCAGTTACAAGAGCGGTGTTAGCCTCTGCAAGTGCCTCCTTCATTTCCTTCAGTTCCACTTCATTCTCCTTCATAACTTCCACCGAGGGTTCGACGGAATCCTTTTTTGCGCTCTCGTAAAGTTTCTCCACGAGTCCGCTACCGGGTCGCCCCGGATAAGAAACAAGGTCTACGCCATTCTGCGCGTCCTCATCAAAACTAGTGACGTTACCGTCCTTGTCGGCTTCACCCATGACGTAAATGCTCAGCGCTGTGTGCGGGGCAACCTCGGATACGCGGTCGCGCCATGATGGGAGAACTTCAATCTCACCAACAAGGCCAACGCCTTCTTCGTAGTATGCGTCCTCTGCGAGGAAGCCCCACATCTGGAACGGGTCGGGTTCACCGTTCTCAAGACGGTTGTGGGTGACGAACGACTTTGCGCCCTTGCGGAGTGCGGACGGGCCGAACTCTTTGAGGAGTGCTTCGCTGTAGGTTCCCGAGGTGCCTACGCCGGGAGTCAACAGGGTTGCACGCCAGCGACCCTCCTTGGTCGCAGTGGGTACGGAGGTTGACTCAACAAGTAACTTAGCCATTGGTAACGATTCTACACTAAAAGTATTCAGGTATTGACAACACCATGCAACTAGGGTATCAGATTGCGTTCTAAGTATCGCATTGCGGCGCTAAGTTTATCAGGAGAGTCCGAGAAGCACCCTAGCCCAATATTGCACCTACTGCAAAGCACCCCGCGAACACAAGCCCCACAAGACTTGGCCCCAGCGCAACAGTTATGATCGTGGTCTATATGCAAGTCCTTCTCGGGCACCCCTCCACAGGAGTCGCAGCTTCCGTCTCCGTAGAGCATCGCCATCTGCATGCAAGAGATACTGTATGTCTTAGACTTCACGTTATGCGAATTACACATACCAGATGACCTATACGCCCTAACGCAGCCCGGAATGGTACAAGTAAGCCTCGCGCCCTGCTGCATTCTCGTTATAGTATATCCACCGTTCCGGCTCATGCGCCCCCTGTGCATTGCACACACCGCCTTGGTTCCTTTAGCGTCCGAAATATTCTTACAATTATCAACTGAGCACTCTCCCGGTGGCGTATCCAGCCACACCCGCATGGGGGCGTTCATGTCAGTTCCACGCGTCTTGCGCTGGTGGTGCGCTCCACACATGCCAGCCAGTCTGACTGCCTTATCGCAGCCATTCACCGAACACTGCTTTTCTGGTACACTCATTCTATCGACTCCTTTCGGTCGTTCACGGCCCCGGCAGCTTCTACTGCGCGGGGCTTTACCCATACTACTCTAGGTGAGTGTATCAGTCCTCGTGTCGTTCGACCCAGTACCAGCACCGGCAGGACTGTTCTTGCCCTGACCCGGTGCGCCGGTGCCCAAGTCTCCACTCTGGTCAACGGCACTAGTTCCAGCACCGTCAGTATCAATGTCCTTGCGAGCCAAAGACTTCTCGTTGTTGGGCAGGAGGATTCCGTCAGGAATTGTAACCTCACCGTAACGACCAGCAAGAGCCTCAAATTCCTTCTTAGCCTCTTCAGCAGTGTACAGTCCAGTAGTCCACTTGAGGACAATTGCCTGAATCTCTCGGTAAATCTCGGTGGAGTCAGTGTACGGAGTAAACCAAACCTTTGGTGCGTCTGCACCCATCCACCTCAGAACCTCAACCTCAAGGCTCACGTGGATGTCACGGCGCGACTCCATTGCAAGGCGCGTGGGCGGGTCGAGTGTTTGTGCGGAACCGTATGAGGAACCAGCAGCCGATGTGTCTGCGGTGATCGCAATGGCGGAAACCTCGACGGCGGTAGCGGCAGCCGCAATGAGCGGGTTGCCTTTCTCGAAGTCGTAGGCGTGACCAGCAGTGGATAGCGGGGTGAGTGTGTTTCCGTCACCTGTGACGGCAACCTTGCCAGCACCACCCTTGTTCAGTGCGGCAACTCCCAAGTCTGCGCCAGCCTTCGACTGATTCTTGGCTTGTGCCCAAATCTGTGCCATCGAAGCTGTAACAGTGTAACCGTTAACAAGGAAGTCGCGGTACAGTTTCACCCACGCGATGGCGGGGAGGGCGTCAGGGATTCCGTAGGCCCAACCTGTCTGTGCGTTTACGGTACGGCCAAAGACGCGCTTGTTGGCGGCAACAGTCTCAGACTTACCGTTCAGGCTAATGCTGTCAGTCTTCTTATCAAAGAAGATGTTGCAGAAAATCCACTCGTGCTTATCTGTCGGGCTGGTCGTGCCCTGTGGGTAATGTTGCCAAGTGCGACGGTACGCCCAAATCTCTGAACCGTCATCCGGGTTGCGGTAGTCGGCAGTAATCTGAGATAAAGGCAGTGCACGCAAAGTGTAGTCGCCATCATCACCGATGTAAAGAGCTTGCGAGTCGGAATAGAAAGCGCCCTCGCGCTGATCCAAAGCTTCTGGCCCGAAGAAGTTGCGTTGGTTTATGGGGTTTTCTAGGCGTTCCTGCACGTCGGGCTGCGTGCTGCGGAGGTCGCGCCCACCAGTACGAGTCTTGGGCGCGGTTGGTAGGTTGTCGCGGTGTACACCATCTTCCATGATGTAGTTGAATCGGAGGCGGAAGCCGCGTTTGATCCACGGGTTCAACGCCATGAGGTTGCGAATCTGTCCAGAAGACTTTTTCACCTGAGCCAAGTCTGGCCCATCCTCTTTGTACTCGGAGACAGACGACCAGCCCTGATTGTCCATCATCAGGTCAAGGTTTGACAGCTTCTCTTGTAGGAGTTCGTTCTCGAATCCACGGTTCTGCAACTCGGAATGAACAGACTTGAGGGTTTCCTCAAGCATCTTCCGGTCTACTTCTGCCTGAGTTTCGACTAAACTGATCGCTTTATTTGCCATTGTGTGCCCTAGTTTATCAGACCGGGAGGCCAGCGCCTTCAAAACTCATTCCAGTGTAGTCGTAAGGATCATACATGACACGATCACCAGTCTGCAAAGACTCAGAAGTAGGGTTTATGAGTTCACGAGCATCAAAGCACGCATACCAGAGCGCGTCGGCACGGTCAGGTGACGCCTTGCCACGGCGCTTCATCGAATCCTTAGCCTCAACCTTAATCTGCCCCTTATCGGTATGCTCATACAGCATTCCGCGCATTTCGTCAAGCAACTTATCATCTTGAGAATCAAGGTCAATAAGGCCACCACGGAAACGAGTCTTCAGGTCAAAGAAACCTTCAGCGCGAGCATTTAGATATTCACGCTTATCCGATGGCGCTGCGCCACCAAAGATTTCCACAACGATGTAACGGTTGTCCTTATTGAGCGTGGCAAGGCCGTCAATGACACCGCCACCAATACCAGATGCGTCAATCTTGACAATCTTGACACCCATTTCCAGCGCCAACCCGTGAATGCGCTCAGCAGAGCCAAGGTTCTTCGGGTCGTCACCAGTCAGCGGTGCCTTGCTCCACGAGTCAACCAAACGCGCACGCACACCCATCTTCTCTGTAGGCACAGTGGGCGTGTTCGTCTCAGGGTCAGTTTCCCAAACCTGACCATGCTCAATCTTGTACACAAACGACTTGTCACTACCCATGCGAGCAATGTCAACACCTAACTCAGGAATACCATCAGGGTCGGGAAGAACAACCGTGTTTACGGCTTTGGCAAGCTCAGTCTCCATGTAGATAGTGTTACCAGACTCAAACGACCACTGGCCGAGAACGCGAGCAATGTAACGCGGGTCATCCTCACCCCAATCCTGACGTGCCTGATCAACATAGTCCATACCGGACATGCCACCAGCCTTGTCAAGGTCAAAGCCTTCCTCTTTGGTGATCATTGGGGAATCCAACACACTAATGTGCATCAGGTTCCACGTTGATTCACCATCAGGCTTATCCCACAACTTCGCCATTGCACAGTTCGGGTCAGTAGGGTTAGCGATTAGCAGACGACGGTTGAACTCACCAGTGGAGATGTTGCCGAGCGCGTCAATCATGCCACTGGACAGTCCAGCAGCCTCATCACCGACAGCAAACAGGTACGTTGCGTGCTTGCCCTGATAACCAGCATCTTCGCGTCCGTCTGGTGGTTTACGTCCCTGCCCAATAGTTTCACCAGAGTCCAGTTTCCACAAGTTTGTGGAAGTAATATAACCGGGTAGTTCGTGGTCTACTATGCCGTCCCTGAAGCGTTGGCGAGAGAGTGCATGGATGGAGCGTAGGTTATCCCACAGAATCGTGGTGATCTGATCTTGGAAGGGTGCGGTGGACGCAATGAAGGTATCTTGCGCATTCCACGGGTGAACATCAACCCACCACGCCATAGCGATAGACGCAACATGAGATTTCCCCACAGAATGACCGGCAGCAACGGCAGTGTTCCGATTGTCGCGAATCGAGTACAGGATCTCCTTCTGCTTAGACCAGAGTTGCATACCCAAATACTCGCCAACCCACAGCACTGGGTCTTCGCGGTAACGTTTCCGCTTAGTCTGTTGTTGCAGTTGCCCAAGGACTCCGGGCAGGATTTGACTTACCTTGTCAATCATTCTTCAGTGTGCCCCTCAAGGCGACTCACGACGGCGGGTAGTACCTCTTGGAACACTCCCTCAATCTCGATCATGTCAACGCTAACACCGCGCTGCAACAACGCTTCTGGCATTCTTTCAAAGGCCGCGCTGATAGCAGAGGACATGATCTGTGCGTAAGCGTTCGTAAGTTTGGTGGAGATTGCATCCACGTTGACTTGTGCCTTATCCAAACGCTCCCCCACGTCCTTCAGGAAGCGTCGGTATTCTCCGATGGCTTGCATGTCCCCGGCTTCAACAAACTCGTTCAGGATGCCCATGACACGGCGTGCGTCAAGGATGAGAAGGCGACGCTCTTCCGCTTCGGAGAGTGGGTTGGATGCGTCTAGTAGTTCTTTCAGGCGGAGTAGGGCTTGCTCTGGGGTGATGACACCTTTTACCGCTCGTGACAGTTCTACGGCTGACCGTTTCTCTGATACTGCCGACTTCAGCAGTTGTTGGTCAAGTTTTGAAAGGTGCATTGCTCAAGTATACAGGTAGGGCAACTACCAACTCAGAGTTGATAGTTACGGATTCCGTAATGGTTGGCGACGAAAGCAAATTCGAAGAGTTCCGCGCCCAACCATCCAGCGCGTTTGCTTTCGTTCTTACGTTGATGCCCACGCCAACCTCACGTCCTAACCATGTACACGTAGCCATGATCTGTTCTCTCCCAGAAGTCGTAACGACTGGGCATGCCAAAACAATACCACTAACGGTATGGTTTTGGCAACATAGCATAATGAGTCCGCAATCGGACCAATTATGACATTACTTGAAAAGTATCCCTATAGCGATACAAAGCAAGATACTGTTGTTCGCTGTACGGTGAACAATTGTGTACACAATGGGGACTGTGTACACAAATTACCTAGAAACGCAGTCAGGTAAAGTTACCTGTAGACAAAAGAAAACCGGCCCCTTGACTTGCCATTGACATGAAGTCTGTCGCAAGCAGAGGGGGCCGGTGTTGATGTTCTCAGTATAGCAGGTTAGAGTATTTCCTCAAATCGGTGCTTCTTACCCTCAAAGCACATAGCTAACATGCCCGACGTAGCACGCTCACCCTTCAAGTTGGAAAACCACGACGAACCCGGATCAGACGCAGGCCCAATAATAACCCAACGACCATCACCAGACTGGTACTTCCGGTACGAATGCCAATGACCCACCAACAAGTAGTCAGACTCCCACGTGGGCATACGGCCATGGTCTTGCTTGCCCCACCAGTCACCCATCTTATCCGGCCCACCAGCCTGATGCCCATGCACCATACCAAACGACACGGTATCCAACTTCACCGTCATCGACTCCATAAGAGCCTCAGGGAACAAGAACTTCACGTTCGGCAACACGTCCAACGTCTTCTGCGTCAACTCAAGTTGGCGACCGACACCAATACCAAAGTCAGCGTGAGGATTACCAGCATCAGCCTTCATCCCCGTACGCCAGCGACCGTGATTCGATGTAACCCGTGCATCAAACACTTCCTGAACGTGCGGGGCAATCATGGAGACACCCTGCAAGTCCATCTTGAATGACTGCACCAACTGGTGCGGAACATCCAAATCGTTTGTGTCCCGCTGTGATCCGGTAGAACACGTATTCTCAATACCGTCACCCGTGCGAGCCAACAACACCTGCCGAGGCCGGTACTCCTTAATGTAGTCCACAAAGGACGAATACGACTGAAGAACACGCTCCTCAGTCTCCGGCGTGCCACCAGCATAGTCAGTCTTGCCCCACTGCTCATCAGTGGGTTGCAGCATGGCCGAGTCAACAAGGAACTCACGCTTCGCTGGAATGTAAGTGAAACCCTCAATGAACTTAGACTTCTCGGCCCAATCAATCTCCGAGATTGCTGCCGCCTCAGGCGAATCCTTTAGCTTGACGTTGTTGATCTTATTCCACACGCCGCCACCCGGCCGCGAAGTCCAACCAACAGAGAACGTCATCGTATCCGGGTCAGTACCCGACTCGCGCATGAAGTTCTCGTGGTCTTGACGCGTCCAGACACGTTCTGAGAACATTCGGTAGTCAAGAGTTCCATCCGGGTTGCGCCAGAAAGACTCACCACCCTTTTTGTCGTCAGACTCCTCAGCGCCAGCCTCTTTCTCTTCTTCTTGGCGTGGGATGCTCAGTTTGTCTCGGTGCCTACGTACAGATGCTTCACCGATTTCCCAGAACTTTGCAATCTCGGTGTTGTACTTCCCCGATTCAAGGTCGGCAATATAGTCACTATTTTCCAGCAAACTCATTCAGTCCTCTTCTATTTCTGCACAGCAACCGTCCATGCAGCAACCGTGAGTATTCACTTGACTCATCCCCATACGGTCAAAGCGTGCAGCGGAGTCAATGTCTGGGTGCCCAACACCGTGAGGACAAATACGTTCCATGATGCCACGATCTCCACGCCAGTTCATGGGAAAATCAGACATCACATTGTCGGACGGATTATGGATGACACAAAAATATGTCTCGCACGCCATAACAGGTGCGTGGGTGACAAGTAAACGCTCACCCTCCACGTCTTGCAGGAAGGTCTTGCCTTCAACTTCACGTCTTACCAGAATCATTAGTTATCCTCTCCGTACACTTCATCGTGCCAAATGCAATAAGGGTCTTCGTAGTCGTGCGGAACAGTCTCGCTACTGTCCTCCTTGCAAGGGTCACAACCCTCGCCAAGGTAACGGTTGGAGTCAATCATTGTCCAGAACCCTTCCGCTCTGGGGTAGCGACCTCCACTGTGCCGCCGAAGTCCGATTCCTTCAGCCCGTAATTGGAGATTAGTTTCTCCATCAACCTGTGACTCACCTCCATATCGGAAGCAATCCAATCGCCAGTCGGCTCAGCCATCAGACTGTAACCGCTGCCCACGCCTGCATTCCTTGACGAATCTGAAACTCGCCCGAGTTGAGTTGACGGAACTGAATTGCCGCCACATCGTCTGCACCAATGTACGCACTGAACTGCTCACCCTCTGAGGGCTTCTTGAAAGATACCTGCATTTTAGAACCTCCTGTTTCGTTTGCCATAAACCAATCATTACACAGCTTTATTGACAAAACAACCATTTGAGTAAAGAAAAAGACCGGCAACCCCTTATGGGGGCCACCGGCCTCAATGCAACAAACAACAACAGGAAAGGAACAACACGAACAAGTAACACACTACACCACTTGCTGAGTCTTTGCAACGTCGTGGTCATGCGCGGTTAGCCAACGATCAAACCACTCGTAGCCTTCTGCGCGTGCTACCTCCACTGGCTTAGTGCGATCCCTTGCCGTTGTCATGGCGTAACCAACCATAATCCGTACCCAGTCAGTCGTCGGCGTGTACAGGATGCGCCCGTGCTCAACAACCTCTTCGGCCATCTGCATGATGAAAGCTTCATCCCTGGGGGCCATCACTCACTCACCACCCAGAGCAGCCTCAACCTTGCTGGATACCTGCCACGCTGCGACAACGCGCAGTAGTCTCGCCACGGCGAGGTTGTCAAACGGCTCACCATTCTCGATTAGCTCCGCTGCCTGAATCATTCGCGCTATTTCATCTGTAGTACTCATCACTCGCCCTCCTCTTTCTTGAACCGATCATCAAACTCAGGAAACTCATCAATAAACGTCAACAACGTAAAACAATGCCACGCAGCCGCCACCATATGAGAAGAACCAGTCTCCTCATCCAAATCCTCCCCACCCCACCACGCATTCAAATGCCGTTGCAAAGCCGCATACGACTTACCCCACTCGTAACCCTTACGCCACTGGTTATCTTCATACTTAATTGCCCCAGCCCCGTAGTGCCGTGCAAGAGCATCCAAGGCACCACTCGGAATTAAATCGTGGCGAGACGGCTTAACCTGCTTGAGCCCTCCGGTTGTGCTCTTCGAGATAATCTGCTGCTCGCCTGATGGTGTCAGCCGAATCTCCGAGGAGGCCAATCCCTGTGTTACAGCCGGAGCAGAGGAGTCCCCTGACGCTCCCACTGACGTGCGAGTGGTCAACGGCGAGCCTTCTATCTGCGCTTGGCATTCTTCCGCATATCCCACAGCCTCCTCCTTGTTCTTCAAGCATCCGGTCATATTGGTCAAGGGTGATTCCGACTTTCCGCTCAAGGAGTGTAGATTGGAGTTTCCGCCTGTACTCAGGGTCAGTGGCATATCTTTCGCTCCTTCTATCGAGCCTGACTCTCTTCTGCTCTGGGGTGAGTTCCGGGTTCCGCTTATGCCAGCTCTTCCTTGCGACTGCCTTTGTGCGCTCGCGGGATTCTGGGTTACTTCGGTATCGCTCTCTGGCGTAGCATCTATCGCATGTCCCATCGGCAAGCTTCCGGGGGCGCTCGGGGTGGCACTTTGCTGGTGGTGCGGGTTCTTTTCTTGGCATGTCTCTATCTTATCACTTCCTTTTGTTCCCTTTTGACCACCAGTAGAGGACGTAGTACGCACCTCCTCGGGCGAGCGGTAGCCAAGGTTCTTGCCAGCGTCAGCCACGGCCTGAATCTGCTCGACAGAGACGGCTCCAGTGGTATCAAAGTCCTCAACACGCTTCTTCGCTTGCGTGGTTCCATCAACGTAGTCCCCCGGGAAGGCAATGGGGTTCTCAAGCGCGGTAACGAACGAAGCCTTGTCGTACTCTGTTCTCCCTATTCCCATAGCTGGTCTAGCCATCCTAAATCTCCTCCGCATCAAAGTCAGACCAAGACATGATCCGACGCTTACCAACAACCTCTTGATTGTAGGGCTGATCAAACAGGATATGCTCCCACGACGGATTACACAACCCCTTCACCTCCGGCTTGTCATCAATCAAAACATCCCCATTAACCATTGTCTTATCCTTAGTAATAATCGTGCGCTCCGCCCAGCCAGCGCCGAACCGACTCTCGACCCATTCCAACTTGTCCGAAGCGCACGTCTCATTCGGTAGCCACGGGGAGGTGCAGATGAACACGTCGTGCCCGGCAGACTCTAGCCTACGCAGCCCCAGCCATGCACCGTTTATCATTGGCACGTTGGCGTAGAACTCAGGCCACGCCATCACCTGCTCAACAATCTGCCTCTCATCAAAGTCCAACCCAGCCGTCAAGTCAAAGGTTCTCTGCTCCGCGTGGCGCGGAATACGCGCAGTCTGCCACGGCTCAAAGTAAGTATCCAAGTGCCAATCCCAATGTGCTCCCCAGTTTGCAAGCGTTCCATCGATATCCACGAGTATAGTTTTACTCACTTACCCTCCTCCTCCAGTCCGCCAAGCAGAAAAGCCCGGCAACCCCAACAATAGTCGGAGCGCCGGGCCAAAACAAGCACCGTTACCTAAAAGTTACATTCTACGAGTCAACACCGTCACCAACAGTAAACTCAACCACAGCCGTAGACAAACGCCACTCCTCACGCCCAGCAAAATACATCCGACGACCAACCACAGGAACAGTCAACGGCTCCCACTCAGTGACCTCACTCTCAGCACCCCACGGAGCCACGGTCAACTCCTCGTCAGGCACTGTCGCCGTCAAGCACGTCCACACACGAATAACACCAACACGGCTACCATCACGCCAACGCTCAACATACCCACCATAACGAATGTACTTAGCACCAGACTCAGTAACAGCAGACCACTCCGCAATATCATTACTCATCATCATCACCTTCTTTATCTCTCCGAGTCACACCAAGACGGTGTACCCGCTCAATTTCTTCTGCAATAGCAATAGCAAAAGGGTTACTCGGATCGCCCTCTAGGAAATCTGCAACCTTCACGCCAACAGTCGGCCCGACAAGCTCAATATACTCGCCATCCTCCTCCCAATGCACAATCGCACCGCCCACCATCCCATCAGGCAAATGATCATCCGGCAACATGCGAACCCTGATCGTTGAAATTATCGACCAGTACCACTCGCGAATGGTGCGCGGACGGAACCAAGAGCGCTTACCGAGACTAGCAAGACCACGCGCCGTGAACTTAAGGCGACTCCACAACTTGTTACGGCCCGTAAAGTCGTTCGCATACCGAATGTGACGAATCCCAGTCCTGCGAGTATACGTCCAGCCATCACCATGATCGTGGTGCGTAGCACAAGACCGCAACACTGCGCCAACACTCTTCACATCAGACATCAAACACCACTAAACTCGTCAATTTCAGCAAAATCTTCTTCACAATCAGCATAACCCGCAAGATAGACCGCCGTAAGACCTGCCTGATGCGCAGGGGTACGAGCCTCATCAACCGGCTCACCATCCCACAGTAGCTCAAGAGCACACTTACGCTGAACAGCATTGTAGATATCCTGCACCTTAGCCCTCACGAAGCACCACCTTCTTCGACACGGCACCCAAAGCCTCGTGCATCGAGTAAGGAGTCGGATAGAACACAACATTAGGGTCGGCAACCAACTGGGCGACCAACAAAAAAGCAAAACGAGTCGAATCAACATCGTCATTAATCTCACACAACCTCCCAACATAATCGGCCGCATAAATATTCAACGCGGCAGCAATCGCATCCTGAACAGCAACCTCAAGCGACTCCATAGCCTCCTGAGCCTCAAGTAAAGAATAAACAGGCATATCACCCATCACACAACCTCCAAATAATCAGAATGAATACCGCAAACATCACACAAACGAACCCCGGATAGCACGTCAAATGCATCAAAAGAATGCTCAACACGAGCAACAAAATCAGCAGAAAAAGACAAAACCTCAGACGCATAGCCACCGTAAGGGTAAATATCCCTATCATCCAGCCGAGCCTCAGACAGCTCCACAGAGACACACTCGTGCCCAAAAAAGTGCCGAGCAGCACTCTCTGCCTCAACCTCCATCTCCAGCTTACTCACCGCTGACACCACGCCATGCAACTTATCAGAACTCATCAGAACCCTCCTCCAAATAGAACACCAGACTAGCAGGGGTGGAGTAGATGGGCAAGGGTTTTTGAAAAAAATTTAGGAACACGTTCTCACAACCCACTCGTAGCGTTATACAAAACAATCACAACCACAAGCAACCCCGCGACAATCATGCAAGCATTGACAAACGTATACCACAACCACCTCACAGGTCCGCCCCGCAATCAGAATTAGAAGGATCGGTACCGAAAGAAATGCTAGACATAAAAACCTCCTCAAATAGAAGGCAAGCCTACGTGATCAACGGCGGGAAAACAAGGGATTGAGCGAAAAAAATTTAGGACGTTCAAAAAATACACAAGTTCAACGGAACTGAACAAGAGTCAGGAGTGAACAACTCAGGACTTGGCCTGAAACGCCTCCAAATACGTAATCGCCATACGCGCACGGCCCGGATCATCCCTCAAAAAACCCAAAGCAGAGTTGCAAAAAAGACAGATACGCCCCCTAATGCACTTTTCACACATCTTCTTGCCGTCTTCAGGATGGCACGAATGATCGTGATCCGTAGCCAAAGGAACCTTGTCACCACACATCTCACATGACTTCACCGCCATCAGCCGCAGGTAGTGCTCCACATCCACGCTTAGCTTCCCCCTAGCCCCATTATGCGCCGGGCATAGGCCAACGCCAATACTGTTCGCCTTGGTCACGCAAAGTGGAACAAGACACACGGGCTTCAATTCGTGCCTTGCCAGCCTGACGGCATCAGGCGCGCGATTGTCCCAAGTAAGGCCGTACTTCTCGAACTGGTACATGTGCTTCCCGCAGTGACCCTTGCGTGTCATGATCGCGCACCCCTCATGCCCACAGGGGGTCTTCTCGGGAAGTCGTCTACCGGAAATATGGTATTGGTAATGGCGGAAGCAAAGATTCCTACTAGCTGGGGGATTCAGGCATGCACCATCAATGCACACCTCAGACTTCTCACCCCTTCGTAGCTTCGGGCGAACCGATCCGGTCCCACGTGGCTGCCGACGATGCGTATGACACAGCGCACCATCCTTGCGCGAATCGGCAGGCCAATCACACCCACCCCGCGAACAATTAGGATTACGCCTAACACCCCAACCCGGCTCAGCCTCCAAGCGCCCGAGACGAATATCGACCTGATGCTTCTTGCAGACATGCCTAGCCGCAGGGTTCTCGCATTTTTCTACAACACAAAAATTTTTAGAATCAATCATTCTCCAATTATGCCATATATTTTTGAGAAAAGCAAAAAAACTGAGTACACCATATGCATCTGAGCCATCCCTAAAGCGCCCCCGCCACCTACCACAATATGAGTTCTTTGCCTACCCCCAATTCTGGGGTATTGACAACTTGCGTGTGTTGCTGTAGTGGCGTGTGCTTGCGTGGCGTGCCGGGGGTGGATCGGGGTGTACCCCGCTTGGGGGCATGGGGGTATATGTAACGGTTTGGTAACCCCTATTGTGTATTCCCTATCTGCCCTGATAGACTAATGGCATGAACAAAGCAAGGGAAGCGAGCAACATGCGTAACGCAATGCGTTACGCAACCTATCGCACCGGCCTACGTCTAACGGCCGTAGGTGTGGCCCTCATTGTAGCTACTGCCCTTATCGGTGCATTAGCCCCCATCACCCCGGAGCCGGTACGCGCTCCGGTCACTATCCAACTACCCACTATCTAAGGGCTGATCATCATGAACTACGAATACACCGATACAGACGGCAACGGCCTCACGGACTACGACCTGCATAAGCGCTTCGATGACATGCTGAACGAGTGCCACGAGCCTGCCATGATCGCGGGCATGGAATATCAGGCCTCACGGGCGCTGCGTGAGGTTGACCCTATCGCGTACCGCTGTGGCTTCAATGACTGGGTGGACGCTGAGCTACAGGATGGCAACCTAATCGAGCTGTAACCGATTCCCACTCGTCATACTCTCTCGCAGGGTGTGGCACTGGGGGCAAATCGGCCACCGCAACAATGAACTAAGGACTGATCACAATGAAGAAGATGACTCGCATGTCACAAGAAGCACACACCGTATATGCAGAGCGCCGCATGCAGGATCGGGAGCGTACCACGGTACGCCACGAAGCACGCGCCAGTAAGTTCAGCGCACGGGCACAATTCGGAGGGATCAACTAATGTACCCTCCCATGCCAGCAACGGCTCACGTTGCCAACCAAGCGCCAACCAAGTGCACCTGCGGGTGTTCCGCTCACTATCCCATCCACTTCTCAATGGGGTCACTATGAACTACCGAGTGCGCAACAGACTCACAGGCAAACTCCACCCCGGCACCTATGGCCTCAGGAAAGCACAGGCGCTCGCGGTCACGATGAACTCACTCAATCGGACAGATGTTTTTCAGACATGGAAAGAGGTTTAGATCATGGATTACTACTCAGAAGCGCTACAAGAGGCGCTGGACGCATCATATAGCGCAGTGGATGATTACCCCTCGGAGGGAACAAGGCTCCTACAGGGTGCCTTGGATGCCGCGCTAGAGCAGATTGAGGAACTGCATGCCATGTACGAAGATGCAGAGCAGGAACTCAGAGAGACGCAGGGAGAGCTTGAGGCTCAGCATGACGAACTAGGGGATGCCCAAAAGCGCATTGACGTGCTAGGGGATGAACTGAACGACAACCAAACGTCATACGCCATCGACGCACAAATCCACCGCCTCAAGTACCTAGGGCTTGACTCGGAATACACCACAATCGAACTACTCGAAAAGATGCGCGACAACGCAGAAGCGGAGGAAGCTCACAATGAAACTAGACGCTAACGGTCAATTCGTCACACTAGACGGCAAAGAGTCCGGCATGACACCCAAAGCATTCGCCAAGGGCTTCTGGTTCCGCGACGACTTTGAGGGCTCAGAATGATCGAGCTCACTACGCAAGCTTGGGGACTGCTCATAGTTGTCGGCGCGGTCATGTTCGCTATTGGTCACTACGGAAGGGGTACAAAATGATTGAATTTTTAGATACGTTGGATGCGATTTTCGTGTGGGGTTCGCTGTTTCTGATCGTCACAGGTTCGTTCTTTATTGGTTTCTACTACGGAGGTAAAGCATGACAACAACACAGGCACTAATAACGGCAGCAACACTGCTCGCGACAGACATCCGACTCAAGCAGGAACTCATTGCAGAGAATGATGAGCTGAGAGCCAAGCTCGACGTTACGGCGCAAGCCCTCAGAGAGCATTCCAAGACCATCCGTAAACTTTCCCAAGAGCATACCGATCTGACAACAAAGCTTGACACGGCAACTCAGGCACGCCAGGAGGCTGGGGTTGCCGTGTCAAGCCTCAAATTGGTGCTCAAGTCGGTGCTTGAAACGTTCAGGGGCACCATAACCGCCCTTGAGGAACAGAACGACGATCTCAATCGGGAGCTTTTCTGGCTCTCCAAGGAGCGTTAGCACAAAGCCCTAGTGACGTTCTAAGACGTTGAGGTTCAAAACCGCACTAGGGCACACGTAGTACAGGAAAAGCTCTTAGAGGGCTACTGAGATAGGGAAGAGGACACGTTATGAATATCGAAGAGTACGCAGCACAGTTTCCGATTATCAAGCGGGAGAACATCAAGGAGGGTCAGACTATTTTGACTCAGATGGGAGGAGTCTTCTTTCAGCAGGTCGTTTTGCGGGGGATGTCTTTCTCTGGCTCTAGCGTGGTGCGTCTTGTGAAAGACGTTGTGCCTCAGATTGAGATTGAGGATGGCAAAATCTGATGACAATTGTTGTTGGTATTTTCCTTACTGCGGCCACTTTGCACCTTGTGGATAACTTCTTGAGGTAAACTCTAAGGTTCGGTGGAGCTACCCCCTACCTCCAAATAAGCCTATTTCTATATAAATATATATATACTAGATAGGCTTTAATCTTAAGGGGGTACCTAGCTGTCGAACAAAATCCCTGCAAACGTCTCAGACTCAGACTTTCCCTATTTTTGCCAGATATGTTTTTATTCGACCAGATAGTAATCACTTGCCTCGACCACATAGGCTTATCCGTGAAGATATATATACGGATTATATCGCTATAATATAAATATAATCCAGATAGCGATTTAGGGGAATAACCTGATTGGATTACTGCAAGTGATTACTAGTTCCTTACATAACGTTGACATGGGGGGTTACATGAGTTACAATGTTATCCACAGGCAAGAAGAATAGCTGCCCAAAAGGAGGCTTGAGAATGACCGGAATGACACAGCAAGCAGTATTAGAATCGGCTAATGAAAGACTGGTCGCATGCGCGTTTGAGGGATGCGATCATCCGGTCTACTCGAATGCTCTATGCATTGACCACTACGCACAACAGCAAGTAAGAAAACCTCTTACGCGGCTATCAAGCCGTAAGACGTTATCGGAGCGTATGGAGGCACACACAGACAAGTCTGGCGAGTGCTGGGTATGGACCGCAGGTAAGGACAAGGAAGGCTACGGGCAGGTTAGCGTCGGCGGGAGTAAAAAGCGTGCCAACCGTATTGCGTACGAGCTTGCGTACGGTGCGATACCCGAGGGGTTTATGATTAAACGCATTTGCGAGACTCATGCGTGTGTTCGGCCAGAACATCTGATTGCGGTCACGAGTAAGCAGAGCAGTGAGAACCGCAAGGGTGCCGCTAGGGTTGGCCGTTCGGGTGTCCGTGGTGCGTACTGGGACAAGAAGAATGAGCGGTGGCGTGCGATGGTCACAGATAGTGGCAAGCAGCACTATCTCGGGTTGTTTGAAACGGCCGAGGAAGCCGGGGCTGTTGCTAAGGCGAAACGCTTAGAGCTTTTTACCCACAACTACGCCGATCGCACAACTACGAAAAGGGAGGATCAAGATGAGCAGTTTTGAGTACGAGCTAGACGAGGAAACGAAACGTGAATTAGCCATCGAAGCATTCCGTTCAGAGATGCGGGAGCAGGCGAAAAAGGGTCGCGCTGAAACCATTCTGGACAACATTGGATATGCGACAGTGTTTGCGCTCGTTGAAGAAGGGTTTGCGCTAGGGGGCAAGAAGGTTGAACGCATCATTGCCGACAAGGTAGTGAAGGTAATTGGCGAGATGAGCAGTTACAGCTTGTTCCGTGAGGCTGACCGCTACAATAATCGTAGCGTGGGTCAAGAGTTGCTGAATGATTCGGTTACTGCTCACCGGCACTTGATTGACGAAAGGGTTGGCGAGATTATTGCTGGCTTAGGTTTTGACAGTATCCGAGATTTGGTTGTTGAGTCTGTCCGATCAATGTTCGACAACAACGAGCGGGAGGATGCAAAAGATGTCTGATGTTTTATCAAGCGGGAAGCACAACCGCATTGTGCGATACGGGTTTGATGTGTGCGATACCTGCATCAGCTCTCTCGGGTTGAACATTCGGTGGGATCAAGCATGGTGTCAGAACGGTGTTGAGATTCTTCCATCCGAGATTATGCCCACAGGGGAGGGGGCCACCCAAAATGTCTGAGGTAACGATTAGCTTCACACCAACACCAGACCTACTGGAGCGTGTACGTAGTCTGCTAGGCAGCGCGACAGGGTTTCTGGACTGGGTGGATAGCATCGACGTTGATGCTGACCCCAGATATGCTGTCGTAACGTTCTCGGAGGACCACAAGGGTGGTTACGGGGAGTACGACCACAAGGGTGGGGGTACTATTACGGTGCGTTACGAAACGGCTGCTGTTGCACTTGTGAAGTTGGCGACACCTGAGCTACAGGGGCGGGTGCGTGGACCCTACTCATCATACGAGAAGGTGTCGTACTGGGCGCAGGTGCAGCTAGAGGGTAACGGAGGTATTTACTTATCCGACAAAAGTGCAATACTCGTTGATGCCGTGTTGCGTGAAGTCTTGAAGAGCCACTAGAGAAGGAGGACGGGGAATGAGTGAAGTTCTGAACGTTGACGAGGTCATGGCAACGCTGCGTGATATTGTTGCCGGTAAGGAAGATTACATCTACAAGGATGTACACGACGGTTGCTTCTACTCGGATGCTAACGGCTCCCCCTCATGCATTGCGGGGCATGTTTTTAAGCGACTTGCGCCAGAAGCTTTTGTGAAGATTGCCGGGAGTGAGGTTAGCGGCAACTCGTTCACTGTTCGCGTTGCATTCGATAGATACGATCTAGGCGACATTGATGGTCCTGAGTGTCTTGTTTTGCGTTCAGCGCAGGTTTCGCAAGATCGAGGGGAAACGTGGGGTGATGCCCTAGCGCGTGCCGGGGAAGTTTACAAGCGAATCAAGCGAGAGGGGCAAGATGACTGACTGGGTCGTACAAGAGGACTGGTCAAAGGTCGCAGTTGGCGATCAGGTGAGGGTGGTACGCGGAGACAACGTACTCGACGGTGAGATTATAAATTGCCACAGGTTTTCGAACGCCGAGGTGCACGCGATTGCTTTGCTTGTCAGTGGCATTCCGGGTTCTTTGCACATCACGAACACGGTGTGGACTCTCTTTGTTCCGGCAAAACCTGCCGTGGTGATCCCTATGGAACCGGGCTGGTATCTTGCGTTCGACAAACTAGCGGAATCTGTGTTCCCTGTTGAGGTTGACGCAAGCGGAAAGCTGCTCATCAATCACGCGGGCGGCAATCCAGTGAAGCTTGGCGATCCTCAGCGATTTATCCCATTCACGCCTCTCGCGCCGGTTGCGGTAACGGCGAAGAAGGTGCTCCACTTTTTCGAGCACGATATGTCTGACGATGTTTTCGAGGCAGCCCGTAAAGAGTTTGGTATTTCTTCCGACTAGACTTCTTGTGTTTTGTATTGTTTATTGGTAGGTTATAGGTAACAGGTTTTCGAGAGGAAAGAGGTTTGATAGTGAGTGACAAGGCGAAATATTTGGACGAGCGAGACGACATCCGCAACTGGCTTTCGGGCGACCTGCTTCGCATGTTTGACCGCTGGCTGGCTGCCCACGATGCTGCGGTACGTGCCGACCAAATTGAGAAGGACGCTGCGATTGCGGAAACCAATTTCTCGGAATATTGGGTGTCCCACTCGGTCGCAACCGCTATCCGCGAACAACTGAACGAAGGGAACAACGATGCGTGACATCACCGACCTGATTGTGGAGGCACAGCGCAACCTCTCGGCTGTCACCAACAATCCTGTGCATTCGGTTGATCTTAACCTGTATCGAGACGTTCTGGATGCTTTGGAGGCTGTCACCGTACCGACCGAGAACGAACGGGAAGCTTTATACAAGGTATTCCGCGACTGGTCGAATCGTACCACGTCATTGGAAACAATCACCAAGAGCAACGATGAAACTTTGGCTGATGCGATCCTCGTGGCGGGTTTCCGTCTCCCCGCCCCGGTAGAGCCGACAAGGGTTACTTTTGCTGTTCACTCGCGGAAGTCTGGGAAGACTCAACAGATGATCGATCAACTGTTGGATCGCGCAAATGAACGCGGGATCACAGTTGAGATTGTCGAGCCGGTAGCGCCTGAATGGGAGTATCGCCGCCGCATTGAGCGTGGCGGATCGCAGCCGGACGCAATCTTCGAAGCGATGCCCGTACTCGATGACGGGTTCTGGGCGCAACGTCGAAGCGTTGGCGAATGGGAAGACGTACCCCCTGATGAGGTCACGGAAGGCACCCAGTGAGCGTTCTGTGTCGCATTTTTGGTCATACCCGTTGGCGACCCGTAACGGTGTCGTTCGATCTGATCGCATTCCGGTGTGGGCGCTGTGGGGAACAAACATTTTCTGTAAACAAGACGAAGGTAGGTAGTTGAATGGCTAATCCGGTGAGTAATGACCATAAGTTTTTGAAGGCTGTTGAGGATGCTTTGGAGGTGGAGCGCAAGGCTTCTGAATTGGCGCGGCAGCGTGCAGCAGATTTGGAGCGGACTTTGGTGGCACCGGCTGCGGCGTTGACTGATGCTGCGATTGCTGATGCTTTGCGGAATGGTGTTCGTCCGCGTCATGTTCATACGATTGGGCTGGGTACGCAGAATCCGAACAGGGTTTATGGCGTGAAGGCTACGCTATCGGCACGTGATGAGGTTGCGGTGGTGACTCGTAAGGCGTATGTCTTTGAGGATGAGAGTCTTGACAAGAACCTTTATGTGATGGGGACTAAGAATTATGCACTTGTAACGCCTGCTGGCCTTAGCGTTGATTTCGACTTTGACCCGCTGCGTCTTACTGCAAGATCTGTTGCTCCGATTGACCAGCCGATCATTGACCGTAGCTGGCAACTGATTTTTGATTATGTCCTTGCTAATACGACAGATTTTGTTGCGGATGAGGTTCTGCCTTTGGGTGGTACGGAGTTCCGTAATGATTCTGAGGCGTTTTTGGCGGAGCGCACGAAGCGTCGTCCGATTGAGGTTGGCTCGAAGGAGTACCTTGAAATGTCTGATGCGGCGTTTGCTGATGATGATGAGTTTGGGGAGGAGTGATGATTGAGGCTATTTGTCGCAAGGATCACCGGGAGACTGGTGGTGCTACTGCCGGTTATGTTGTCGCAACTTTTTATTCAATGCAGGATGCGTCTGATCGTGGGCTTGAGGAGTCTTACCCTCTTTGTTGGATTGAGTATGTGGAGAAAGATGTGGACTGATGCCTGACCCGGTAACACTTCCGGCGTTCAAGCCGCGTAAGCCGGGGTCGCATTTGTTTGAGTGGGAGCAAGCGTCTTTGCACGCGGAGCAACAGTTTCCGAAACACCCCGGCGTAACTGAGTTTGTTTTCGTCGTTGACTACACTCGGGGTAAGGCCGAGGAGTCGTTTGTGAAGGGGTGCCGGACGCACCGTGTTGCGTCGGATGAATTGTTTGATGAGTGGGCTTATGAGGTTGGTCGTGCGGCTGATGCCGAGGCGAAGAAGTTGCGGTTGTCTCGGGAGGGGTGGTCTTCTAATGAGGATTGAAACTTATCCTAGATTTGCACATACCAAGTTTGGTTATGTGCGTATTGTGGAGTATGTGGGCGACGGTGTGTTTAGCGTTGTCGGCAAAGGCGACGAACGTAGGAATATTCATAGAGATTCTCTTGACTTTAGGCGTGGACGCAAGTAGGTTATAGGTAACAAGTTTTGGAGAGAGGGAGGTTTATTATGGATTGGGAACAAGAGGCTGTACTTGCGTCTGACTCGCCTAGCATTGATTGGTTGTGGGAGGAGTGCGGCCAGCTTGAGGATGTTTTGCGTGACCGTTACGATATGTGGATTGATGTGTTTCCGATCCTTCTGCGTAATGGGGATTATGAGGTTGGCATTCACCTGCCTGATGATGGTTCGGTTCAGCAAAAAGAGTTTGATTCGTTTGATGGTGCCGAGAACTGGGTTGATGAGATTTTGGGAGGTATGCTTGATGCGTAAGTTTATTGGCGGGATGGCCGCTGTTGTTGTTAGTTTTGGTCTTGTTTTTGGTCTTGTTTTTGCTGGGGCTAGTGCGGCCATTGCGACGGGGCAGGAGAAGGTTGTTATCTGCCATGCCACGGGAGGCGAAACTAATCCGTGGGTGAGCATTGAGATCGCGGCCCCGGCATTGTCCGCGCATGACGGGCATGGCGATCTGATTCCTGCCCCGGCGGGTGGATGTCCTGCCCCTGTGGTGTCCGTTGAGCCACCTTCTGAGGAACCAGCGGTCGAAGAAGAGACTCCGACAGAAGTGGAGGAGCCCGTAGCCGAAGAGCCAGTTGTTGAGGTTCCGGCAGTGGACGAGCCGCCAGCCGAAGAATCACCCACAGTCGAGGAGCCCCCATACACCGCACCAATCATGAATTGTGGCGAGGGCACTGTTCCCGGCTGGCTCAACGAGTACGGCGATCCGACCTCATGCGTAGGGGATAACCCGTGCCCAGAGGTTGACTTTGGTGAGACGTGCCCGGTGGATGTTGTAGAGCCTGAAGTGGTTCCTGAAGTTTCCGCCGAGAAGGAGTCCCGTGCTGTTGATGTCGTGAAGCCTGTTGAGGGTGTTCTAAGTTCTCCCGTTGTCCCCGTTATGGAGGCGAAGGAGCTTGCGTACACTGGAGGCAACGATACGGCTGGGTTTATTATGGCTGGACTGCTGTTTGCGGCTGGTCTTGGCCTACTGTTTGTTCGTAAGTTTTTGACACGGAAGGGTGGTGCATGGTGGCGTTAGAAGAGATCGCGGTTGCCAAGGCGAAGGGGCTGGAGCTTTTTACGCACAACAACGCTGACTTCTCGTAAGATGCACGCCAACTAAACCCCACAGCCTTGATTTGAAGAAAGCAGGTACACAGCCTTGACATTTCAACCGATGATTCCAGACGAACACCAAGAACTTGAGATTGACAAAGCCACCGGCACAACTTCGGGCGGCTACCTTGGCGGTCACGTTACTGGTCGCGGTAAGACGTTGATTGCTGTGGAGTCTGCCCTTCGGGTGTGGGCTGAGCGGGTTCTGATTGTTGCACCTCCCGGCACGTTTGGTATCATCAATGAGCGTGCTGGGAAGGCTGATGGTTGGTTGGGTACAGTCCACCGCCAGTCGAATGGTGAGATAACCTTGCAGCGTGCATCGAACCGTAACAAGGATGAAAAAGAAACTTTACGAAAGTTGCTGAATGGCGACAAGGGGTGGTTTTTTCTTTCCCGTGAAATGTTCCAACGCCTTGACTGGGAGCTGCAAGAACAGTTGGCACCTGACGGGCAACCGATCCTGAGCGAGAAGACTGGTAAGCCAGTAAAGAAGGCAAAACAGCATAAGGTTTGGCGTAAGCACCCGTTCGATGTCCTTGTGTACGATGAAGTGCAGATGGTTGCCGACCGCAAGGGGCGCTCATTCAAAACGTTCCGTGATGCGAAGGCGGGCCTGAAGGTTGGCTTGTCTGCTGACTGGTTTGGTGCGAAGCTGACTGGTATGTGGGCACCGGCATATTGTATTTGGCCGAACGTTGTGACCACAAACTTTCTCCTCTTCTGTGACACGTACCTGAAGAGTGAGTACGACCATTTTGCTTTCAACAAGAAGAAGTACACTGCGGGTGAGCTTGAGCCGGGAATGTTCGTGTCCACCCTTCCCGCGTACGGTCGTCTGGAGTCCACCCTTGGGGTTATGCCGGGGGTTGATGTGCGTTGGGTTGATCTTCACCCTGTGCAGCGTCGCATGTATGACGAGATTGTTGATGACATGGTGACATGGATTGAGGACAACCCGTTGGTGGTCGAGCTTGATGTGACTATGCGTATCCGTTTACGACAGGTTGCCTTGGGCGAGTTCGCTATCCGCGAGGATGGTGTTGTGGATTTCAAACCGGGAGGGAAATCTTCCAAGTTCGATGAGCTAAAAGAGTTGATTGAGGAAACCGGTGGACGACCGCACGTTATCTTTACGGATTCGCAGAAGTTTGCCGAGAACGTTGCGGCACGCATTCCCGGTGCAGTATCGTACACGGGAGCACAGTCTCATGCGGAGCGTTCTATACGCAAGGAAGCATTCATTAGTGGTGAGGTAACTCATCTTGTTTGCACAACGCAGGCGGCAGGAATTGGTTTGGATGGGTTGCAGCATGTGTCGCGTGATGTTACGATTCTTTCAGAGGTTGAAGGTATGGATTACCTTACGCAGCAGGCCATCGGACGGGTGTGGCGACAGGGGCAGGAGTACCCTGTGAGTATTACAAAGATTATGGCAAATGACACCTATGATCTTGATGTTTTGGATACACTTATTGAACAGGCGTTGCAGAACAATGCCGCGAAGAGAGGGAGGTAGTTTACATGATTGACTACGATGTGGTAAAAGGGGATATTGTCAACCCGATTCTTGACTTTGATGACTGGAAGTATCGGCTTGAATACGACGAGCGCACCCCTATCGAGCATTACGCGGAGCAGCTTATCAACAATCAGGTGCGCACCAACCTGAACACGGTTCTTCATATACTGGAAAGCTTGCAGGACGAGTACCCGATGGAGGGTTACGTCCGTGAGGAGCTTATCAATATGGCAAAGAATGGACTTGCGGGGGGTGACGAATGAGTAGTGAGAATGATGTGATTATTGACGCACTTGTTGTGGATGCGCTGGTTGAAGAAGCGCGAGCTTTGGCTGGTCCGTTCCTCGCGGGTGGACCCGGTAAACTGATGGAGTCGCTACTGACGCGTCTAGCTGACACTCTGGAAAACGCACAATTGACTATGGAATATGACGAGAAGTATATCAAGCGCCTTGAGGCAAGGATCAACTTACTTGAGGCAAGGATCAACCTACTTGGAGGTGACGAATGAGCAACGTAACCGAACTCAATAAGTCCAAGGCGAACCACCCGGCCGGGAAAAAGCGTGGCCCAAAGCCGGGCAACCCCAACCACCCCATGAAGGTGCAAGCTGCACGCCGCCAAGAGGAACAGGATCGCATCAAGGAACGTTACGAGCGCCAAGAGGCTAAACGTGCCGTACCCGTACAGCCGGATACCAATAAGACCCTTACGGTGGCGCTCGTGCTGGGCACCATTGCGGTCATTACCAGTGGCGTGATTAGTTTCAATGGGATCACAAGCATTTCCGCACTCGTTGGGTTGTCTGCCGGGTGGATGGCGTATATGTTCTTCGGGTTCATTGAAGTGCTTATTGGGTACTTCACTGTCAACTACGTGATTCGTTCCTCACGAGCCACCGAAACGGGTGGGCAAGTGACAGCGGCCGGAGACTTCTGGGGACTCGTCGTGTTTAGTTCCATTGCGATCCTTGGTAACGCTTATCACACCCTGTCTTTCCATGAGTGGAATTTTGTGTCACCGGATACTTGGGCTGGCGTTGTTCTTTCCGCAACTGCCCCGGCCGCTGTCATTTGGGTAACGAAGTCTGCATCTTCGACACTTTTCGCCAAGCCGGTACGTCTGTCTTGATTTACGTGCCCCCAGCGTGTAGTGTTACAATACGCTATTCATTGGGGGCACTATTGGCTGTGAAAAGATTGAGTAAGACACGCGCTGCGGTTGCGTTGGGGGACGCAATTCTGGTTGGGGAACCGAACTGTGTTGGCAGGTCTAGGCGTTTCGAGAATGCAACAAGCGATGAAGAGGCGCAAGAGTTGTGTTCTGGTTGCCCAATCCTGTTGGCGTGCCGGAATTATGGTAAGGCTGATCCTGCCGCATCTGGGGTGTGGGGTGGGAAACTTTTTGTTGATAAGTTTCCTGACACTGCTTGACACTGCTTGCCGGGTTCGGTAAGTTTGTTCTTGCCACGAAGTGTGGCCTACAACTTAGGAGGTAACTGATGACTGATTCGGTGAAGAAAGTCTACGGAGCGTTTGCTGAAGTACTGAAGTCCATGCAGGTTGATGCTGCCGGGCAGCTTCCGAGCAACATGGGTGGCAAGAAGTACATCACGGCGAAGGATATTGCTGATGAGGTGAAGAAGAAGTTTGTTGAGGTAGGTCTTATTATGATCCCCAACGAGACTGTTGTTTCTGATGAAATCCTTACTGGTGCTGACGGCCGACGCACATCGTTCCTCATCATCGAGGGCAAGTACCGCATTATCCACATCGAAGACGGATCAGAGGTGACCATCTCTGGTACGGGTGGTGGCATGGCAACGGGTACTGCTGTTGCGCCGAACATTGCGTCTACGTTTGCTTTGAAGAATGCTTTGCAGCGTGCGTTCCTTATCTCGGAGACCGCCGTGGAGGAGGCTGCGTTGAAGGCTCCTGACGCTCCAGCCGCGACACCGCCTGAGAAGCGTGCTGAGGCTACTGCGGTGGCTAAGGTTACTGCTGAGGTTGCCCCGCTGAAGAAGGAGATTGCGGCAAAGTTGGGCATAAAGTCTGCGGCTGGAATTATTGCCAAGGGTAACGAGTATTTCCACACGGAGGATTCGGCATCGTGGAAGGATGATGCAGTACGCCTTGGTGCTTGGTTGACCCACCTGAACACTGGGGAAGTAGCGTAATGCCTGACTACAGCGACATGAACTCGCTAACGGACGGTACTTATCATTCCAAACTTACGGATACTAAACTGGCCTATTGGCTTGTGGAGGATGCGAAAAAGTTGAACGGCAAGCCGGGGATGAATAACGTGCAATCTTCCATGCGTCAGGCAGCAATGCGCCTTTGCCCTGCCAGCACACCTTGGCTGGGAGGGGTAGACGAGGTATGAGCGCCCCCAAGCTAGCCTCCTACTATTCAGAGAAGCAGGATGATGGCCGCTACTACAAGAACCCGTTTACAGACGAAACGGCTGCATCCGTCACCACGATCCTCAAAGGGGAAAACAAGGACAACCTAATACAGTGGTCTGCTGACCGCGTGGCGTGGTTTTTTGCCACAAACCCAAGTTTCGCTTTGACCCGCACGGCGGATGCAACGTTCCAAGGTGCACGGTTCAAGCACAACGATTTCCGTGACGAACGTGCCGAGATTGGCACAGCAGTACACAACTGGGTGGAAGCTGACCTTGAAGGCGGCTGGAACTACCCAGAACTGTGGGATGAAGAAGTAATACAGTGTGTTGCTCAGTGGAATCTATTTCTTGAAGCCCACAAGGTTGAGGCCGCCCATGTGGAAACAACTGTGTGGAGCGATAGTGGCCGTCATGCGGGTACGTTAGACTTCTACGGGTACATTGATGGCGTGCTGTGGCTTCTTGACTTGAAGACTTCCAAGAACCTGTGGGATGGTCACGAGTACCAGTTGGCGGCTTTGGAGTCATCCGAGTATGGTCTTGTTGAGTGTGACGAGGATCACCCGGATGCGTCACCAAAGTTTGCGTACACTGATTGGGAGACAAAAGAGAAGCACGTCACGTTCTGGCGTAAGGTTATTCTGCCGAAACCGGAGAAGCGTGGGTTTCTTCATATTCGCCCTTCCTATGCTGACCCTTTGACTGGTAGTATTACACCAGCGTTTTGGGATTTGGTTGAGGTTGAGGCTGAGGACATCCCGGCGTTGTATAGTGTCTTTCTGGGGTATGCTCAGGCGCACTCGGGTAAGGCGGAGGTGAAGGCTCTGCGGAAATCGCGGGAACCTGATAAGGTAAATTGGTAGAGAGGGGTTGGGGAAATGCGTAGAATCTATAAGGTAGATGAGATTGAAGCGGGACAGCAGATTCTAATTCTCGATAGCGGGGAGTTTGATAACATATATCCCGCTTACAAAGATGGCATGGCCCATGAGAGGTTCTTGGATAAGGATTCTGAATGGTTCAAGCCGCGATATGAGGCATTCGTTTACGTCGAGGGTTACTCTTGGCGATCTAGCAAAATTCAAGAAGCACGATATAAGGAGGAGAAGTAGATGGCATTTGTAACAGTAAAGGGTGAAGTAACCCGAACGTTTTTCAACGGCAAGGGCGCAGAAGTCACCGAGAAGTGGCAGATTGACGGCAAAGATTTCACTAAGCGTTGGTCAGCTTTCTTCGAGAACGAACACGGACTCGCAGAAGGCGCACAAGTTCAGGTGAACGGTATCCACGGCGACAAGGTTGACCAGTGGGAAAAAGAGGGCGAAGTCCGTCACACCATCAAGCGCACCATCAACAAGTCGGAAGCCAAAGTGCTGAGTGAAGCTGCAACGTCTGATGAAAGTCCGTTCTAGTGGACGAAGAGTCCCCTGAACATATGGAACCAACCGCGTAGCACCTTGCAACAAGATGCCCCGCCACTCCCGTATCGGGTGGCGGGGCATTGCCTTCCATGGCTTACCGATGTGAACAGAATCGAGACTCAGGTACACTAAACTTTCGCAACAAACGATGGGAGGCCACAATCAGCGCATTCAAAGAGTCCGCACTGGACTACCTCTCACTAGGGTTTGAGCCAATTCCGGTACTAACAAAGACGGGAATTCCCAAAGGCGCAACGGGACGTGAAGGCACCGTCACCGCTGACAAGATCGCACACTGGCTCAAGGATGAACGCTACACGGACGCAAACGTAGCACTACGACCAAACGGTTGGATTTCCATTGACGTAGACCACTACGAGGACAAAAAGGGTGCAGAAGACCTAGCAGAGTGGGAAGCTAAGCATGGCCCACTGCCAGTAACACCGTCCTCCACGGCACGCGGCCAAGAGTCACCATCACGCCAACACTTCTTCATTGTCCCCGAAGGGTACGAGGCGATCAGTCGCCTCTCTAGCAATGTAGAAATTGTTCAACGCTCACACCGCTACGCCGTAGTTGCACCATCATTCCACCCCCGCACCGGGGCGCAGTACGAGTGGTTTGACGCTGAAGGCGAGCCAATGTGGGGAATGCCCTCACCTGATGACTTTGAAATGCTCCCCGAAGCATGGATCGAAGCGCTCCGCAAAACTGATGATATTGACCACGAAGGTTTTGGTGGCGACATCGGGGACTGGCTTTCGACACTGCCCACTGGTGATCCCACCGAGACTGTGCGTGCAGCCATTGAGCGTATGCCGCGTGAGAAGTTCAACCACGATGACGTTCTGCGAACCACGTACCATATTGTGCGTTTGGGCGCTGAGGGTCACACTGGTATCGAGTGGGCTTTGAAAACTATTGAAGCAACATGGGTGAAGCCGCCATATAATTCTTCTGAATACCGTAAAGAACTTGATGACGCAATAGCTGGTGCAGTACGCCGTGCCGGTGGACATGCATGGCCTGACGAACTACCCAAGTCTCAGATGACAGACATCATCGAACGTATTGATGGTGTGGAGGATTACTTCTGGGGTGACAAGGAAGTCTCAGACTCAAACCGTCGCGCCCTCATCCAGACAATGTACAACGCTGGTGCTGACCGGCAAGAGATTATGTCATTCGTGTGGCACTCGCAACAGAACGTTGCCGAGCACGTTGCCGACGTGTGGAATGAAGTTGTAGCTTACGAACCGCTCGAAGAATCACCAGCAACGGCCGGGGTGGAACACTCGCTGTTGACCGATGACGAGCGTGAACGCCTACGCTTCATGCCCAACTTCATTGACAAGTACCAGTACGTTGCAGGTCTGCGGGAAGAAACACCAAACCTGCCCTACCACCGAGCAAACGCATGGACACTCCTATCGCTCGTATTTGGCAACATCGGTGTTGTGCCCAAGAAGGGAACACCCGGAGGCTTGGGGTTGAACCTGTACGTTATGCCAATGGGTCAAACAACATCCGGTAAAGGTGAAGGCAAGAACCAACTCCTGTCCACATTGCGATTCGTTCTAGGATCAATCTTTGACGGTGTTGACATTGGCGGTGACCCTTCACCGGAGGCAATGCACAAGAAGATGATTGAACGTGACGGTGAGACAACATTCTTCAACCTTGACGAAGGTGATCAACTGTTTGACCGCATGTCTCAAAAGGGTGGTTACTCTTCTGGGTTGCAGCAAAAGATTACCGACTGGTATGAGGGACGCATTTCTGGCCGTCTAAGAATCGGTGACGAAGATGGTGGCAAGTCCGCCAAGGGTTACCTTGTTGTGTGGCTGATGGGTGTTCCCGAAAAGATCATGGGTTCCCTCACTCGCGGTCAGGTGGAGGATGGTTTCATTGCTCGCTTCATCCCCTACTTCGGTAACCCGCGTAACATTACCGCACAGTCGCTTGAGACTGCCGAGCAGGATGATGATGAGATTTCGTTAGGTTATGACCCTTACGTGAAGGCGATGTCTTCCGAGTTGCAGCATCATGTAACCACGTTGCGTCTGTCACGTTTTGATATGCAACCGCACCCGATACGTCAAACACCTGAAGCACGAGATCGGTTGTCTAAGGCTCGCCGTGACTTGTTTGTTCCGTATGCTGGGCACGCTCTTGCGCAAAGCATGATTGAGCCATCAATGTTGCGTATGGGTATTAGTATGTGGAAGTGTGCTGCGCTTATTGCGATGTCTCGTGGTTCAAAACTTATTGAGGTTGATGATGTTCTTGTTGCTGTTCGTGCTGCCGAAGAGTGGGTTCCCAACCTCATAAAGCTGATGGAGGGTGTCGCATCGAACGATTGGACTGCACAGCTTGATAAGGTTCTCCAGTTTGTTCAGAAGCGTGAGAGTGTGAGTAAGGCTGAAACGTACCGTCAGTTCAAGGATATGGGTTTCCAGTTGGATAATGTTACGAAGTCGCTGATGCAGCAGAAACTTATTAAAGAGAACAATAAGGATGGGAAATGGGAGGCAATCAATGGATGACATCAGACCGCTCTACCTATACTCCCCTGAAGGCGCAATGCCGGAACGGTTCCTACAGGCCATACGGGCCACAAAAGAACGTGCCGGGTTGCCTTATAAGGTAAAGCCCGTAAAAGCCGTCCACGGCCAGCCCGGTCGCGTCCTGTGCCACAAAGATAACCCACCGTTCCTCTGCGAATCAGTGATCGCAGAATCCCCCGCCGACATGGCACAAAAACTACTCTGGGCACTAGGCGAAACGGAACACCCACACAGTGGATTCACCGAGAAACTATCAGAATGGTTCGGTGCCGAAGTGACCGAACTTGAGCCTGAAGAGACAGTATCGAGCGTGCGCTTTGAGTGAAATAGTCTGGGCAGACTGGGCAGAAGAGAAAGACATCCCAGCGAAAGCCAAGAAGCTTCACCAACGTTGCGTGGCCGCTGGATGGATGACCTCAATCCGTCAATCGGAAGTACGATCCCAGCCGGAACCAAACAAGACAGGCCCGAACGCTGGCGTGAAGAAGCCTGAGAAGGTTTCCAAGTTCACATTCCTTGTGTGCTGGACTGACGGAGTATGGTTTCAGGCAGTATGGAACGGTGGATCATTCGTTGACGCACTCACCTACGACCCTGTTGGGATTGTATGGGAAGATGATGATGGCAAGACAAACTTCATGCCCGGACGTAAGTTTATGGACAAATATGGTGCGTTCCAAGAATGGTTCGACATTGTTGTGAAAGATGAGGAGGTACTTTTTGAAGATTAGCGAAACACTGCCGAACGGTGCCAACATAGAAATCCACGCACTCTGGGGTGCGGGCCGAGTGCTGGACAGGTGGAGGAAGGTGCACCTGCCAAATGTGGAGAAAATGGAAGGCGTAGGTAGCAGAGTCGGGTTTACCCCAAATGGGTAGCCGACTGATAACCGCCATTGACCCCGGAGTATCAACCGGCATGGTGGTGGCTGAGTTTTGGCTCGATAAGCCGTTACATATTCTTGAGCGTCGACAGTTCCTTGGGCACCCTGACTATGCTGAACTAAAGAAGATAGGCGGACTGTTAGTATGCGAACGCTTTGTGCCGCTCAGCAATGATGGGTTCTCCCACACCGCCGAAACTATTGAGCCTGTACGGATAGAAGCGGCACTCATGCAGCACGGACTCATGCCAACCGACTACACAGACAAGCGGTGGCAACGAGCCGGATGCCAACTCATCGTGGGAAAGCGCGGCTACCCCACACGCAAACAAGCCAACGATGCGTTCCTGAAAGAGCAAGGCTTGTGGAGTACTGGCAAGACCGTAGGGCAACCCGATGCAGATGACGCAAACTCGGCCATGAAACACCTTATCTACTACATGAAGAATACGCTCGTGCACCGGCCTACGATCCAAGCGTATTGGCCCAAGGCATGACAAAACCCCCAGCCTGAATAAGCACTGGGGGTTCTGCGTACCCCTTTCTATAATTGCTAGATTCCCGCTGGAGGCGAGCTTTTTCGGCGTACCACTTGTTGAGATAGTCGCGGTTAGCCTTCACGCAGACCTCGCACCGACAGCGATCACGCTTGTACAGGTATCTCCCGTGAGTCTGAGCCTTTGCCTTAGGGTTGCGAGCGGCTGAAAAGCACAAGTCGCAACGGCAACTATGCAGGCTGTACTCATTCTTAGTGCCATGCTTAGGCTCCCTATTTTCTGCCCTAATCCTAGCACTCTCAGACATCGCCAAACGGCGCGAATCGGTCCACCCAGCATCTTCGCCAGTCTTGCCCTTTATCCAAGTAGCCTTGCCACGCCGCGTGGATGCCATCGTACTCCGCATCTCTTCGGGCAGAGAGTCGGGAACTCCGTCGCGGCCTAAAGTGTTCCTGATGGGAAACCCTAGGTCGATCAACTCCTTAATCTTCTCAGCCTCGACACGCTTTCCGCTGGACACGTCTGAAATCTTCACAAGATCAGTAACGCACAGATTGGCCAGTCCTATCTCTCTGATCCTGTCATACACCGCCGCCGCGTGCCCGGAACGCGCTCGATAGATATGTTCATAGCGCCTGTTGTCAGAGTTCTTTGTAGTGAATCCAACGTAGAAGTAGACCTCATCACCAGCGTGGAGTCCATATACCGCCGGGTCGATCCTATTGTTTACATTCGTCAATTGCGCTCCCTCCAGAAAAGCAAATAGCCACCGAGTTGTAGCCCGGTGGCTATTTTACCTCAATCTTCCATTATTCGCTATCTTTACCCGTTACTGGCAACAAGACGTAGAATCTTCCACCAAGTCATTGGGGTCCATCGGAACTTCGTAGTCATTCCCACCGCTCAAAGGGTGTCACCAGCGGCACTCTTGTTGGCAATAGCGCCAACGGCGAGCGACGTGCCGAGTGCTGCAATAGCGATGCTAACCCACTCTTGTGCGGAGATGGCACCATCAGCAAGCGCGCCAGCAAGCGCCACGAGTGCGGGGACAAGGAAAGCTGCAATAGCCTTCCGGTATTCGTTGATCTTGTTAACCATAGACAAATCCTCTTTCTGTTTGCTTGTTCCCCATATTAGTCACGTGGGGGTGGTTCAATTGTATGCTCATCCAGTAGTGCAATCAACCTTCTGGTGTAATTATCTCCAGCCATAAGTTGCCTCTGGATTTTAGACATCTCAGCCTTCAGGCTTCCGACTTGCTCCATTAGAGTGTCCACCTGCTCGCCTTGCTTGTTGATCATAACATCTTGTGCTGCAAAGATGGCATTGAATCTTGCGGTACTGTTCTCTTCCCGCTTCAGTTCGTCACCCCTCACTCCGCGCTTGGATGCGAACATTCCGGCGATAAACTGGGCACCAGCAGCACCAGTTACTACGGAAATTAGGGCAGTTATTGCGAGGCCGACTAGCGGCGCAAAATCATATGATTCCTGCATCTTTACGACCCGCCGCTTCCCTCACATAGTGTTCCATCACCCCAGCCAAGTATAGCGCCTTCCATGCCATGAGGACGCAAGCTAGCGTAGACACTAGCGAAGGGCCATAAGTGGCTGCAATGTCGATTATGGCGTAAGGGGAGGTGGTGCCGATGCCTTTTGCCGTTTGGTCTGCAAAAAGAACCCATAAGGCAATTGCATACAGACCGTAAGCACCAGCTAGGGGCCACAGTACAACACCCTCAATTTTGAAATTAGGTTTCAGTGTTGCATACAGCCCCACAATTCCCCCCAATATGAAGGATGTGCCGTAGAGGTACACAATTCCGACACCGAGAACGTTCTGCACGTAGATTGATGGCGCAAGCAGCGTCAAAATACCATGCACAACAGTCAGCCCGTAGGCCACGGACATCAGTGTTGGGGAGCGGGTTCGGTCGATTGGCATTGTCTTACACTGCCTAGTTGCCGGGTAGTTTCATCTCGGCAACAAAAGCAATAGCAATCTCTTTCGCGGTGGGCACCTTTGCGCTGCTGACTGGTAGCCCCGCCAATGCCTTGGTAACTGCCGCCTCTGCTGCGTTTGCCATAGCAAGGTGAAGCTTGCGGCCCTGCTCTTCGGCTAGGTAGGTGACGCGTTTGTAGCTTGCGTCGTCAAGTACTTCGTGTTGCTTGTCGGCGTTCCATACCTGTGCTGCGTCGTTGGCGAAGGCGGAGTTCATTTTGGTTGTTGTAAATTCACCAACGAGCGTGTGCTCCCCAGTGGTGGCGTGCTTGATTGATCGCATGTTAGCGCTCTCTTCCATTGTAGGTAGGGGTGTGCTGCTATCACTCGCAGGCGACGTGCCGACGAGTTTTGTGATGTAGGGCAATGGGTCAGTGCGGCGCGAGCGGTAGCCGCCCAGCCACACCTCTAGGTGCAGATGGATTCCGTAGGTCTTGCCGCTATTGCTTTGGATGCCGAGACGTTGCCCGGCAACCACTCGCTGGCCTACAACGACGAGCAAGTCGGCTGCGTTGTGATAGTAGAGAATGATGTCGCCGCTACCATCGAGCTTGAGGTAAACCTCATGGCCGCCACCGCCGAAAGTGTTGTAGCCGATCTTGACGATAACCCCGGCAGCGATAGCGCAGTTGTACCTGAACCCGTACGTGTCGAAGCCCCAATGATCCTTGGCGTAAACGCCGCTGTACTCTTTCCAGAGCGACGACAGCGTCGGGCGCGTCTTCAAACCGTTTGGCCAGACAGCCATGCCAATCTCCTAACTAGATTTTGTGGAAAGCCCCTCATGTAGCGGGCAGAGGGGTATTACGCTGCAATGAATACGGGGGTGCCGCCGAAGCTAAGCGAGGCAAGTGACGCCGCTGCAACCGGCCCCACATTCCCGCTTGACGCTGTAATCGCTGACCGGACGGGGGAGCCGACGCTATCCAGAAAAAACGACCTGTTGACATCGGGCCGAAACCCCACAGGGAGGGCAAAGGCGGCTGCTGTCGCACCTATAGATGCCCCGGACCCCCGAATGTAGACCACGCCGTTGAGTCGCCTGTAGGCGATCATGTCGCTGTTTGTCCACCCGGCGTTCAGTGTCGGTACTATCCACCCGGTATCAGTGGTGCTGGCCTTAGAGTTGAGCGCGGTCTGAACGCTTGTTGCCATTGAAGCAAACACGCTTTCAAGTGGCGCTACCGGGTCTGTTGATACGGGGTAGACAATGTTATCTGGGCTTGTATTTGCTGGCATGGTTATCCAATTCTATCAGGTATTGGGGCTATTCAAAGAAAGTGTATTGAACAGAAATTATTGCCTGATTGTCCGCGCTTGATGAGAACGCTGCCGCATTATTGCTACCGGCTTGCAGCGTCATCTTGAGAATGCTGCCGGGGGTTAGGGCGCTATAACTGGTGGAAAATGGGATCACCAGACTGTTCGATGTTCCGGTCAGTGGTGTTGCCGGGAATTTGGTTGACCCAATTTTTGTTCCGTTCTGCTGCCAGTAAGTTACCAGCGATCCTCCTCCGCTAGAATCTTGAGCCTCAATAACGAAACCGCCAGTAAAGCTGGCAACCCCGCCAGAGGTTACATCGCGGGCGATCAGGGTAGCGATAGCGACAACACTCATTTTGGTCTTGTTTGCAGGTACGGCAATGTTGCTGATGTCGAGGAACCCACCAGCCATTGCAAAACTAGTGAAACTGGATTCCGCAATTACTGGTAGCGGCATGGCTCTGATCTGGGCTTGTTGCCGGTTGAAGTTCGCGGCAGTATCAGCCGTAAGCCTTCTCAGGCTAGCGGTGGTATTTACAATAGAAGATAGTAGCCCCGAGATGCTACGCGATACCCACCTGCCCCACGGTTGCGATTGGGGTTCAAGTTTTGGGTCTGGAGGGGTTTCTAATGTCATGGTTTAGCCAACGGTATCATCGAATAGTCCTCAAATTTTAGTCCAGCAAAGTGCGAATCAAACTGCGAAAAAGTCTTACCGGACCACGCGGTATCGAAGTCAGAGAATATTGTATCAGTCTCCGCCGTGGCAGATGTGATGCCATCCTCGCTAATCGTGGCAGAGCGTATACGGTACACGGCATCACCGTACCTAATCCTTGCGCCAGCAACGTTTCCAAAAACTTGGTTGGCAAACTGTTCCTGAACAAGAGCAAACTGGGCATCATCAAACTGCGCAAAGGTCTGACCTGACCATGTTGTAGCAAAATCCGCAAATGTTGTTCCAGCCGCCGTAGCGTTGTAGTCTGAGAAAAGTGGGTAGACGTAGCTGCCGCTCTCGGTAGCACGGTTTATGAACGTGGCGGTAATCCGAATAGACTGCTCCGCCGAGGCAAGACTCCCCGCGGCAAGTAAGGCTGCCGACTGCGCTGCGGCCTTGGAGCTAATGAACGGGTTGTCAATAGTTGTACCCAAGTCGGTGGAGGTTTTACTCGCTGGAACGCCTGTTGGAACAATCACAGTCTTACGGGTAAACCCAGTACCGGAGCCAATAAGACGTAAACTGGAGTAGTAATCTGAGGGACCAGAGGACATGGCAATCTGGTATGGAGCGTACTCGGCTAGGTACATACCTCTGACTTTTACGTCAATACTCTCGCGATCTTCCCCAATAGAAACAGACAGCGAGCCACCGTTATCCGCCCACAGTGCGGGGGCAATCGGTAGGCCATCGTTCCCGGCAATAGCATAAACGCTTGTCGGCCCAGAATAATCCCGTGCTACCGATGAAACCATTGTTGGTTGCGACAGAGAAGCAATGTTCACGTCAACGGGGATGTTTATTGTCCTAGACTCGCTAGCATCAACCTGAAAAACATCAACATCAGAAGTCCAGCCACCATACGGATAGACGAGTGCGCTACTTATGGTCTGGTAGTTGTAGTATGCAACCTCAATGTTGCGCGCAAGATCACCGTTACCGACAGAGTAAGACTGTGACTCAATCTTCCCGGTAAAGGCACTACGCTGACGCAACCCACGAACAACAACATTGTTGCTGACAAGTGAAATCTCTACCTGATATGCAGCACACAGTTCCTTCAGGAAAAGCCAATAACTTTTCTCGCCACCGCGACCACGCACGGGCGTTGACTGAATTGCAGTATCAATTACGATACCCGTGGTGATCCCAGCAAGCGCAAGAATTTGGCGGACAACCGAGTCAAGGGTGCCGTCCACTAGGGGAATGTTGGCAGAAGCGTTCAATAGTTCAAGGCGGCTAAGGCCGGAAACGCTAACAACTCCGTTCTCTATCGTAAGCGAATCAACCTTGCCAGTTGTTGTGCCGGAACCAGTGTCGGACAGGTTGATGGTGTCATTCATCAACAGGGTAGAGCCTTTGTACCCAGTTACTTCACTGGCCGAGAAGTCTACAGTCCCGGTTCCGCCGCTAAAGTCACCCGGACGTGTCGGTGTAGCATCCTCGTTTACCGAGTATTTGAGTATGTTGGAGCGTGAGCCTTTGAACTTGCCGTTTCCGACAACCTCTACCTCAACAGCCATACGGCTACGCCCACCCTTCAGTTTCTACAAACTCCGCCACAAGGCCAACAATGTCCAGTGCGGCACTGTACGGGGTGTAGTCCGGCCATCCGCTGAAGGAGCAACCCGAGTGGCCTTGACCTGAGATAAAGTCACCAGTGGGCGGTGTGGTGCCAGTCTTAAATACCTGAACTATGATGCCGGACAGCGTTACCGTTCCGACACCACCAAGGCTGACCAAAACTCCACCGTAAGTGTCACCATCGAAAGACTGATTCACGCGAGTAGTGGACGTAACTGAAAGCAAAGTCAAGTTGACCGCCGTGCCAGTGGTGGTAGGTCCAGTAGTGGGGGTGGCAACAACTGTACCGCCAGTGCCATCCTGCCCATGAGCACCAACCCACAAAGTATATCCGCTGGGGATGGGAACCCAAACCTTCTTCACCGGGTCACTTGCCGCAACCGTGTAGCGAATACTCTGTGTCGGGTAGTTGAGGATATTTGCAGGCGTGTCAACAGGCTCGCCGCGAGCATCCTTGCCGGTCAGGATAAGTCCATCGTCAAGTCCCTGAAAGGGGGATGCAAGCCATTGCGGGAGAAGATTGTACTGCATAGCAATAGGGTCGCACCAGTAAAACGGGCCATTCCCGTAAAGTCCATCACGGTAATCCATGATGGGGCGCACCTGATCGCGGGTGGCAGATTCCCACGTCATGCGATAGTTTTTGTGTGACGCTGTGGAGGATTGCGCAAACGCGCCACCATTGATGTACTCAGCGTCGCTGTAGCGACCGGACTTGGCCGAGGGCATACCGACTTGGGGTGCTTTGATCCATCGCATGTTATTGCGGGTTCCGAACCACATTCCTTCAGCCATTAGTTACTCTCTCTCCGTGCAGCCGAGACGGTGTTGTTCCAACCTGACTGTGCAACCTGTCTACCATCAAGGTACAATCTTATATCACCAGCACGAGCCAGAAGGCTTCTGTCTTCTGGGGACAGGTGAACAATCTGAGGCCCGCTACTGCCACCGCCACCACCTCTGTTCACTGTTGGGGTTACCGCGCCACCACTGTACATTCCGCGACCGCGCTCAAAAGCATTCATCATGCCGTATAGGTTTCCGACACCAGCCTTCTGGGTTGCCTCTTTGGTGAAGACAAACTCTCCACCATGAACAACACCCTTTGGTTCATACTTGCCACCATTGCCCGTGTAGCCAACGGAACCACCACTGGCATACCCACGGAAACCGGAAGCGTACTGGTTGTAGCGCCAGCGGGCGTTAGCGAGGTATGTGTTCCATGCGGATGCTGATGCTGATGCTGAGATTCCCTGAACGTGTGCCTTGGTCCACTCAGACCAAGACAGTGCACTCCCGCCAGAGATTCTTGGGGCAGTTATGGTGCCTCCGCTATACGTCTTACCTGCCTGCGCTGTAGCTCTGGCAGCGAACTCCGCCAATGCCTGAAGTGCTGGGTCAGTGTTTGCGCTAACCGTAATGTTGCGCGGGACCCTAGCAATAATCTTGATCATATCATCGAAACCAGCAACATATGGCTTCAACTGTGCGGCAGAGTACCCCAAGGCTACACCCTGAGCAAGGAAGCTTGCCTTCGAGCGTGCAACAGCAGTAGTCAACTCGGATTGCGTTGCGCCGGACTCCGCCAGTTTGACAATGTAATCTTCATAGCCAGAAACTAGGTCAGTTACACGTTTGCGGTTCTCAACTGCCGCAACAGAGTTGCCCTTCAACTCCGTGGACACGCCAGCGGTTGCCACGGCTAGGTCTTTATCAATACCCTCAAGTTCGGAACGCAGAACACCGGCACGCAATGTGTCACCATAAGCTTCAGCCACGCTAAGGAAGTATTGCTTAACCTTGCGGTCTGCGGAAAGTTCCCGAGTCTTACGCCTGTAGTCATCCATCTCATCGTTCAAGTCGCGCCATGCGCTAGTAACTGAGTCCATAGAGGACTGCGAGCCGTAGCGAATATCAAACGCGCGCGAGAATACACCGCTAAGGTCTGAGGCGTAGTCAACGAGTGTGCGCACTTCCGCCGCAGCACCAGCGGCAGCGCCGCCAACGTCGTCAATGCCACTCGATGCGCCCGCAGAGGTGTCGGCAACATTGGTAAGGGAATCGCTCAGGTCGTAACTGGCATTCTCCAGACCGGAAGCCGCTTTACTGGCCTGTGGTAAGCTGTTTGCCCACTTGTTCATTGCGGCAAGGTTATTGCGCCCTGCCTGAGTAAATTTCTCAAAGTTGTCTGCACCGGAACTGACGAACCCGCCAAATACACCCATGGCCTGCGAAACCGCACGCATGACACCGATAATGCTGTCGTACACTTTGTAACCAACTTCGGCAACAGCGTTTAGCGGACCGAGAAGGTTCAGGATCGTACCGCGGAAGTCAGACACTAGGCTGATCGCCAGTTGCAGGATTCCGAAAACAACAGTGGCACGACCAAGCCCTAGAAGCGCACCGCTCAAGCGACTGACCCCAACCGATGCGGTGGCGGACGTAGCGCCAAGTACACCCACGCCACTAGCGGCAGCACGAGACTGGACTGCGGCATTCCTACTGTAGTTGCCGAACTGGAACATCGTCTTAACAAGGCCCCAGAGTCCAAGGCTAGTGCCCTGTGCTGCTAGAGCGGTGTTGGCGGTTACGAGGGCATACGTGGAAGCTGTAGCGAGTGCTGCTATGGCCTTGAACGCAATAAGGGTACCAGCCATTACGGAGAGCGCCAAAGCAGTTCGGCTGATAACCTGAGCAGTAGTGCTCTCGCCAATTTCGCGCATCCAGTTGACAAACTGAGATAGCAAGCCAATCGCGCCAGCAAGACCGGGCACGAGGCCACCAGTCAGCTCTTCAACAAGAGCGTTTAGGCTATTGATGAGAATCTTCCACTGCGAGTTCAGGTCATCAAGAATGAGCGCATACGCTTGGTCAAGGAAGATTCCCTCAGTGAACCCCTTTTGGGCATCAGCCTGAGTGCTGTTGTAGATTTTCTGCTGCGAAGCAAGTCGGCCGAGAGAGTCAGCGGCACGCAACTGAGACAAATCTAGGTCATCAAGGGCTTGAGTGACCTGAACGTTGTCAAGATCGCCAAGCCCCTTGAGGAACCCAGAGAAAATCTCCTCACCGCCCTTACCTGAACGAACAAGCTGTTCAATCTTCTCGGAGGAGATGCCAGCAATGGTGGAGAACTTCGCCATTGCGGTTCCACCCTCAGCGATAGCAGTGTTCAGTGCACCAAAGTAGAGTCCTAGTGTTCCTCGTGCACGCTCCGGAGCAATGTTCAATGAAGCCATTGCGCCAGCAAGCCCGATAACCTCTTCGGTGCTAAACCCAGCCTTGCTTGTTAGGTTAGAGATTTCCTTGGAAACGGAAAGTATCTGATCTTCAGTGGCGCGAGAGTTTACACCAACAAGCGCAATGGCCGAGCCGAGTTTGTCATAGTCTTCAGCGGCAACGCCAGTTACGGCAGCCAAGCTTGCAAACGAGAGCGCTGCACTTTCAACCGATACGCCGGTGATGGCGGAGAACTTTGCAACTACCTCGGTGAACTTTGCAAGGCTCTCAGTTGGTAGACCAATCTGGGCACCAACAGAAGCAATACTAGAAAGCTCATCGAACGCAACCGGCATCTCGGTTGACAGGTTGACGAGGGATTCACGAATCTGATCAATGTTGCCAACGAGCGCACCAGAGCTTGTGAGCGTTGTACGCTCGACCTGAGTGAATGCTTTCTCAAAGTCTGCACCAACCTTGATTGCTAGAATTGATACACCAAGAAGTGCGGCCGAGATTGCGCCATATGTTTGCGCTACATCGTACAGTGCGTAACGCGAACGCGCAAGAGAACCGTTACTGTCATCCAGCGCAGTCTTCCACCCCTGCTGGTTCTTTGTTGCACCAGTTAGGTTGGTATTCATGGACTTGGTGGCGGCGCTCGCGCCAGCCTCGCCCTTGGATAGGGCAATCGCATCCTTGGAAAGACTACGAACCGCCTTGCCGGAAGCTCCAGCCTCTTGTTCAAGTAGGCCAAGTGACCTTACTAGGTCATTAAGTTCGGCATCGCTAACCTCGACAACTATGCGTACTTTAGATTCTTGATCAGCCATTAGGTTCCACCACCAAGAAAATAGTTATCACAGTAGAAACCATTCTACCGCATTCAGTCCCGCATCTTGCGTTTCTCCTCCTGCTCCACCATCCACTCTTTGCGAGTAGGCCACTTGCCATCCTTCTCATCAAGGTACGGTTCGGCATAGTAGGTGACACCATGTTCGGGCTTATAATCTTTCTTCTCTCGGCGGGTACTCTCAAGCCTTTCTAGCATAGCGGCACCATTGTCCTCGGTGCGCACCTCACGCCACTGCACACGCTCATCAGACTCAGCAATGAACATCGGGTAGCCACCAGAAGTCTTCTCCGAGTCAACCACCGAGAGTGCGGCAGCAAGCCGGTGATCCATGACAGACCACCGGCCTTGCGGCTTCTTCAGTTCAAGCAGAATCGCGGTTGGCCTAAGCCCCCAACTCATTGCGGCCCGGATATAGGGAACGTACTTGTTGCCGGGAATCCACGACAAGTACGAGACTAAAAATCTAGGTCTTGTCCAGCGTCGTGGGCAATCTTGGCACTGTACTGTACTTCATCAAGAAGCTCATTGAGTCGCGTCCATTCAGGCTTCGGAAGGTTCGACTGTAGGATTTCCAGTTCGTCAACTGTCACGTTCGATCGTGTGGCACCGTTGGCTTGCTTGATTTCCACAATTGCGGCAGACAGTAGGCTTTGCAGGAAGAAGCGCTCAGCGTCCTCGGTGACATCCTCAGCAAACTTCTTCTCGCCTTTCTTCATAAACCTCTTGCGAGTCTCACGCTTTGCCACCTTCTCCACGATCTCAGGGAAGGCACGGAGTGTGACCGTGAAGCTGGAGGCGACAAGCTTCGCGCGCAAGTCAGCCGCTTGCTTCTTCAGTTCTGCGAGTTCCTTAACATCCTCAGCAAGTGTTGATCCCAGCGGTTCAAGCTCATCAATCTTCCCGATAACACCAGAGCGTTCGCGAATTGTCTTGCCGAGGGGGTTCGGGTTGGGAACATCGACAGCATACCCAAGAGCCTTGCCGGTAACTTCATCCATGAACAGGCGAACACTATCTTCAACCTTGGGCCTGTCGACAACTGCATCAAATAGGTCAAACTCGGCCTGTGCATCTTCAACGATCTTGTCAACTACTTCATCAGTAATTTCTTCACTCATTTGTTTTCCTCCAAAGAAAAAGGGGCTGAACCATTCGGCCCAGCCCCAATTCTATACCACGTTTATACAGGTATGGTAAACGACAATCCAATATGAACCGCCGCGCCGGGGTACGACGGGGTTAGCATTGCGGTTCCAGACGCGATGGCCTTCACGATTCCGTTACTCGTTGTAGAGATAATGGCGGGGTCACTAACGGTGAAATCAGCAAGGTTGGTGATGTCAATACCCTCATAGGTTGCCTTGCCCCATGTGTATGTTCCAGCAGCAGGGCCAGCAGCATAACCAGTCAAGGTGATTGCGCCAGCAGTCGTGCCATTAGCAACAACGTACTGCGGAAGCAGCGTGCCACGCGAAAGCAAGGTAACCGTGTATGAGTACGAGGACTGGCCTTCAGTCTGGTTCTTCTTGGCATCCGTCATCACCTTGTACACCGTTACAGTGTCACCGGGTGCGGCATCCGAAGTTGCCAGCGAAACAACACGCTCAACAATCCACAACTCTTCACGCATGTTCAGGGTAGCGAACAGTGCCGCCGCCTTAACCGAAGGGTCATTGATGTCAGAAGGGTCTTTGGGGGTGAGCAAGTTGACGGTTCCACCGAACTGAGCCGAACCCGCACGTTGCGCAGTTCCCTCATCAGTAAGAACACGGTCATCAATCTGCTCAGACTCCTGAACGCCAAGGTCAGTGCTATCCCACTTGGTAACTGCGGAGAACTTCAACATTGCGTTGATTTCTACGTCGGTGGGAGCCTTCTCGTCAGCGAACGGGTTGGAACCCACGGTTGCCGCCCAAAGGGTACGGCGCTTGTTGGAAAATACTTTAGCCATTATGCGGCCACCGTTCCGTTGACAAGGACAACTCCGGTAGGGACTGAATTCTGCGAACCCTTAATGGTTGCCTGATCTTCTGTCTCATTCACGAGGTTATCTGTATCAATCTCATAGATGTCAATTTTCTGTCCAGCAACGAACAGGTCAGTGGAGAGAAATTCGCCCCACGCACGGTCGATTATCGCATAGCGAGCACCCTTACCCTTGAGCAAGTTCCATGCAAGGTTGCGGACGTTAGATGCGGTAGGAACCTCGTCACGCTGGAAAGTGAGTGAAGCATCCACGTTGTAGAACGTAGGCTCAGATTCGTCAGCCTGTGAACAAATGGTCTGTTCATCGTCAGTGTCAGAATCGGAAAGTCCGATGTCAACGTTATCAAGTACAGCACAGCTAATGTTTCCACCGATGGCGGAGATGCTGGAGCTGTTGTCAACGACTGCGCTCCAAGTGTTTAGAACGGCTGCAGTTGGGGTTGCAAGTGGTGTGATCACTGATGCAGCTTGCGTTCCACCGAGTAGGTAAGATACGCCACCGACATCTACGATGGGAACGAGTAGAAGCGTGCGGTGCGCACGTAGGAGTCGATCTGACATTACTTGTCACCACCCTTGCGCTTACTGGTTTGGACAGGTTTTGTCACTTCTGTTTCCTTCTCTTCTTGGGTGCCCACTTCACGCTTCTCATTAGAGAATCCGGCGCGGAACATTTCTGGGAGTGCAGGTTTGGCAACATCTGCAACAAGTTCGAGGTGAGGAAACAGCGCCGCCTGTTCGGGGGTGTTGTAGCCTACCTTACCGTTGCGAGTGTTGCGGTACTTTTGTTTCGTCATATCCGTTCCATTCTACAGTAGT